TATCACATGTTAGGAATACCAAATGCAAAGCCCGTTAATCAATTATAGTCTTATCCAAAAGGCTGTTGAATACTACGAATCCTGTGGCTATCAATACATAGAAGTTCCATGGGTTGTCTCACCCGAAGCACTGAACATTACTCGTCCAGCAAATCTTCCACCCATTGACAGCCCTCGCCTTGTTGCTTCAGGGGAACAATCCTTTTTGGAAATGATCCTTAAAGGAGAATTAGGAAAAGGGAAGTTTTGTTGTGCTACACCTTGTTATCGCCCCGGAGATCAAGGCAAAGACCCATATCACTTCGATCAATTCTTCAAAGTGGAATTGATCTCCAACAAAAGTGATGATACTGAAAGTGACAGAGGCAAATTTATCATTGATGCAATGGGGTTCTTTCAACGTCGGGGAGTCAGAATTCTGATCACAATGCCCGAAGATGAAGAAAGGGCAGAGTGCACAGAGAGATATTCTCCTATGGACCTTGTTGCCCCACTCGGCGATGAAGAAATCGAACTGGGTTCTTACGGAGTCAGGTGGAACAAAAACACAGGGTATTGGGTCTACGGAACAGGATTGGCTCTCCCCAGATTTCAGCAGGTGCTCGATGGGATATCACAGAACAAAAATCAAGAAGGGTAAGTTGGGCGAGGTCTCAAAGATCGAAGAAGAACTCGCTGAACTCAGAGACGCTATCGCACAAGATAACAAAGTAATGGCTTTGGTTGAATTGTCTGACATGTGTGGAGCAATTAAACTCTATCTGGAAAAACACCACCCCTCAATTACAATTCACGACTTGCTCAAAATGGCTGATGCCACAGCCTCTGCATTTCAGGATGGGACTCGATCATGACGACAAGAACGATAGCTGAAACAACAGTCCATGTTCACCTTGATGGGACTCACAGGCTTATTGAGAGAAGCTTGGATCGTGCCTACAAAGATGCACTTTATGAGTTTGGGATCGATGAATACGCTCACTCAGACAAAGTCGAAGAGTGGGAGCGTTCAAGTTGTTGTATCGAAGTTGAATTCGAGAAGCTGATTTTTAGTGGGGGTTATGTTGGCGGCGGAACCACTGTTGTCTACAAAGCCCGATGTGAAAAAACCGAGGATGAAGAATATGACTGATTGGAAAAAGTGGGCAAGGGATAATTTGGAACCTGAGAGACAGGAGGAATTCTTCGCAGAACTTGAGGAGATCAAGAAAGACTGTGAAAGAACTGAGCAGTGGTTAAATAACACAGAAGAGGCTCTTGGGCTGACAACCGAACACAAAGATTTCCTGCATAAGCACGACATCTACATTTCTACAGCCTACATTGGCATGGTGAGATTCTACAAAGACAATAGAACGATCTTCCAAACAACCATGTTCAATTTGTATGAAAACAAGTCTGGTGGACTATCGCAAGACTACGATAACATGACCATAGAGGTTCATGATTATCTCAACTCAATCATGTCAGCTACTCCTGAATTACAGGAACAATTGCTGATGACAAATCTTCCTTTGTTTGGGGCCGACTGATGTCTGTTGAAGAAAACCCATTTGATGACATGTCACGTGAAGACATGATTTCTTTGTTGACGAAACTTCATGAGCTTATCGCTCAAACAGATGAAAGTGATGAAGACGCTTACAGTGATGCTGTTTGGAATGCGAGACAGTTGCTGCGGAAATTTTAGCCTTGAATTCATTCTTAGATTTTTCTAACATGCGTCGAATTCGATCCTAAGACAATCTTAGGGCAAGACAAAAGGAATTACCATGTTAGAAACAATCAAGAAGAAATACCTGAATCGAATGAGACAGGAGATGAAACAGGAGTTTCTCAAAGAAGCTGAAAGGGAGTTTGACCGAGAATTCTCTCAGCAGTTTGAGAAACCTACTCGTGCCAAGAAGAAGCCGTCTAAGAAAAAGACACGAGCCAAAAAGGTAATGAAGGGTCACACGAAGGCTGAAGATTTCATCCCTGCTGTCACTGCTTTTCTCAAGAGAAACAACGGCAGAGCTTCTAAGAAGGACATCGCTCAACACATCCTCCTGTCAGGCACTCTGACAGATGTGGATGTCCAGACTCACTCAGACGGCAAGTATCGGTTCTACAAAACGCTTGACAGAACCCGAAAGATCATGGTTGAGGCAGACGATCTTTCCACAAACAACCGATCTGGTATCTGGGAACTCCAACAGAAGCAAACTGTGTTGTTCTAGTTCCCAAACAACCAATCCAAGAAGGGACGCCTTCTCTTTCGTTCTTTTGGCTGTTCCTCTTCGGTTGCAATCATAGCCTCATCTTCATTGACATCTGCGGTGATTGTCGGTGGATTTGAGGCTTTTGGTTTACCCACATCCACAATAGCTGGTGATTGATTGTTGGAAACCTGATAGGTGATTGCCCCACCCACTCCAACGGTCATGAGCAACAAAGTTGCAATCATTGCATGTTTCCAGTAGGATTTCTTTTGTGGCGGCGGCGTAATTTGCCCCATTCCCACAAGCATTCCTCCCCCTGTATCCCCCTTTTCCTGAAGGGATTTCAGGTATTCTGGCAAATCTCCGAGCGGCATAGGTTCTTGACTCATTTTTGACTCCTCCTTTCTTATGTATGTTGGTCTTGAGATAGTTTCAAGAATGATCTATGATCAGATTTCATAGGGAGGATAACATGACATCAATAGGTGGATGGGGTGGCGAACACGCTAGTAACGAAGTGCTTGGTTTTCCAAGGAGAATCGACACTGAACAAATGACAGAAGCAGAATTGGCTATCACCAAAGCCATGGAAGAAGTTGAGAAAGCCGGATGTCACCCGTTTTTGACTGATGCTGTTGTTCTACTCAGTGAAGCAAGAGAAAAAGTCGCTGATTTCGTAGACAAGAAAGAACTGAAGATGTCAAAGCTAACACTGAATAAAACCTGTGGTGCATGCCCTGAGCAATATGACGTTTTCTTGGAAGGGGAAAACGTAGGTTACATGAGATTACGCCATGGTTACTTCACAGCAGAATGCCAAGGTAAGATAGTCTATGAAGGCACCCCAAAGGGTGATGGCATTTTTGAGCCAGAAGAAAGAGATAGGTATTTGCATGAAGCTTGCCAAGCCATTCTGAAAGATTTGAATAGTCGCCAAGAAAACCTCTATGAAATAGAGGAATGACATGGAAGTCATACTGTCATGGTTTACATTCAGGTGTTTGGATCAATTGTTCGATTGGTCCATTCCTGTTGTTTCGACGATTTGGAAACACTTTCGACAAGCTTGGAAACAAAGTGAGTTTGGTGATCACTTCATCTTTGTTTGGATCAAATCTTCTCTGTTTCTTTGTATTCCGCCAATGTGTCTAGGGCAAATGTTGATTGTGTTATTTTCATTACTTGTAGGACAGTATTTCTTGCCTGAAGAAGATGCTTTGATCTACGCTTTTTCAACCTTCCCTTTTTCTACGGTTGTCTTAGGGTTTTTTATGGCTAGATTTTACGGAAACCCTTGGAACCCAAAGGTGGATCATTAAATGTGCACACTAACAAACCTCGGCAATATGGGTGGCGAGCTACCCAATCTTGAATGCGACAATTGCGACACGATATTCTCTGTAGTTTGGCACCGAACACCTGACTACGATGATATTCAATACTGCCCCTTCTGTGGAGAAGGCGTTGAAGAAATAGTTTGGGAAACAGAGGAGGAATAATGAAAAACCACTGGCTAAGCACAAGCCTTCATCTTTGGTATATTGATGATGGCGAACAACATTGGTATGCTGCATCCTCGGCAGATCGTGCCGTCGAATTGCACACAGAACCACTTCGTGACCCCAAAACAGGTAAAGTAGACCTCAGCGACCTTGAGGAAATTGAGGTTGAACAGGTTCCTGATGACTCTGTTTTGCCTGTAAGACACGAAGATTACGACAACCAAGTGATCAGAAAGACTGCCAAAGAATGGTGCGAAGGCGGTGAAGGATTCATAGCTTCTACCGTCTACTGACATACATACTCTCATGAAATTCAAGGACTTCATGGAAAACAGGCAGCTTGGCAGATCATTGCCCGAAACAGGCTACACAAGCCCACATGCCATCATTTATCGAGCCTCACTGGAACCCGATCTCTTGGGAAACCGTGAATATGTGACCATGAGCCGTAAATTCGCAGTCGAACACGCAGAACACCAAGCGGCTGTGGAAGAAGAGCCATGTAGTGTTTACCGCTATCTGGTGAAGTCCTCGAATGTCTATGAGGCATACAATCCCGGAGAGTATTTCTATGCTGGACCACCGGTTCAGGGAAGGATCATACATGTTGCAGAAGTTTAAGACATTCCAAAGGTTTCTGACGGAGAAGAAGGATGCTGATTACAGCTACTCCTGCGTCATGTTGATGTTCCCCTCCGAAGATGCCAAAAATGTCCTAGACTGGTCCAAGCAACACATCCCGGACGACAAAATCTTTGAGGATGATGACAAAGGCCGAGAAGACGAAATTCATGTTACAGTCCTGTATGGCCTACATACAAATGAATCTGGTCCCGTGGAAGAGATCATGGAGTCTCATGAGGGTTTTGAGATTGAGCTAGGAGAAATCTCAAAGTTCGAAAGCAAGGATTATGATGTCATCAAAATCGGAATCTCTGGAGAAGCTTTACATAAAGCCAACAAGACGCTCAGAGAGCTTGATTTCACATCGAATTACGATGAATACAAGCCACACTGCACGATTGCCTATGTGAAAAAGGGATCGTGTGACGACCTGCTCGGAAACAAAGACTTCACAGGGCAGAAGGTTCCCGTCAAGGAATTGGTCTTTAGTCCCGCTGAGGGTGATCGGACAAAGATCGCTCTGACTTGATTTTGCCACGAGATTTGGTAACATTCTCCTTTTGCACAAAGGAGATAATGATGCAAACCCTATCCAAGTTAATGGTTGAAGAATACGACGCTGATCTAGGCCAAGAATGGAATCAAGATACACTCGATCTGAAGACCATGGTTACGGCCTTGTCGTTCCAAAGACACATCTACCTGAACCCGGAAGAGAACGTAAAAGCACGGAAAATCATTGAGAATGTGTTTCGATCACATTGTGATTTTGTCGAAGTTCAAGGCGATTATGGCAATGTCATCGGTGGCTGGGATGCCGATCTGTCAGGCAAACACGTGATCGGAGGTCATTACGATGGTCCTCCGGGCAGCCCCGGAGCCGACGACAACGCCTCAGCAATCTCTTCTCTTTGCCTGCTGGCAAAGAAACTTTCGGACATAAAACCGAAAGATGTTGTCCTTGTGGCCTTCAATGGAGAAGAAGAAGGTCTTCTAGGTAGCTTTGACTTTGTTGAAAAGATGTCACCAAAGTCAGGCGTGATCCTTGAGATGGTTGGGTATTTCGTGGAAGACGAAGATTCTCAGCAGATGCCTCAAGGTTTGCCAGAATACTCCGTAGGAGATTTCTTAGGCATTGTAGGCAATCGCTACACAGGTAGTTTGGGGAAAGAGCTAACAGACATTGCACGATCCATGAAGCTGAACCTTCCCATCAAAAACCTGAAGATACCTCTCGGCCTTGAAGAAAGATTGCCGGGCCTGAGTAACACCAGACGCAGTGACCACTACCCGTTCTGGAAAAAGAAGCTCCCGGCTGTCATGCTCACTGATACTGCCGAATTCAGAAATGCCAACTACCACAGACGAACAGATACGCCCGATACCCTGAATTACAGTGGAATGGCACAGGTCGTCAGAATGCTTGAGCAGTATTGTCAGAAGTTACTCTCTTAGGCAAAGGAGAAACACTATGCCCAAAGCAGCAGCTAGACACATTTTGGTCGCCGATGAAGCGACATGCAGCCTTATCAAACAACAAATCGAAAGCGGAGAAGCCACTTTCGAAGAACTCGCCAGACAACACTCCAAATGCCCTTCAGGTAAGGCCGCAGGTGGAAGCCTCGGAACGTTTGAACCGGGACGTATGGTTCCTGAATTTGATCAAGTTTGCTTCAATAGCATGGTTGGCGAAGTGCACGGTCCTGTGAAAACTCAATTTGGTTACCACTTGATTGAGATTACAAATCGAATCGACTAACCCTCGACCTTTATATCTTTGATGTAATCTCCACCGTCACCATCCCAGTGGAACCTCTTTTCTCTCTCGTCATCTGGATCAACGATGATTGAGAACGAATGACCCGTGTTCCCATTGGATTTGATGTGTTTGATCAAGTCCTCAAGCTCATTGTCCTGATCATGACACGTGATTGTTATGGTTTTGGGGTTCTCACGCCATTCGTTTAAGCTTTTCATACAAACATACCTTCAAAGGTTTATGAAGCCTCTTGATACGCTTCGGGGGTCTTCTGACTGGTTTATATAGGTTTGTTTCACAAAATAATCCGAGTTTCATAGGTCCAACTCCTGAAATGCCCTGAGCAATTCGCTATGGCAATTTGATGGAAAAGTGCACCGCCGCACACACTCACAGTCTCCAAGCTTTGGCCATAACTGTAATAAAATGACACGTGAGGATTCTCAGGAAACCAAGGCTGAACCGGGCTCACATGGTAATACAAGGCACTGAAATCCTCTCCGTATTCCGCTATTGGAGAGCCTTGTAAATTCAGGTAAACTGAGTTGAAATCACCTGATAGAAATGATTCAACTTCCTCTTTCTCTAAGAAAGAGTTGAGAGTCAGGTGAATTGGAAATCCATTCGTTAGGGAATTCCATGAATGCCTTTCGCTGGGCATCAACCAAACACACCATTTGAAGCTTTTCATAAAGGTTAGGTATGAAGATTTACACAAAAGCAGGAGACAAAGGTAAGACGTTTATGCCGGGAGAAGGTAAAGTAGATAAATACGATTGCTCCGTAGACGCTCAGGGAGAAATCGATGAACTCAATGCGTGGCTCGCTCACCTCCTACAGGAACACCCGGAATCCCCCGAAGAACAAATCATAGTAAACGCTCAAAACGTCCTGATGCACATCGGAGCACAACTTGCAACCAGAGAACAAAGACTCAGAGAATCAGATATCACTGAGTTGGAAATTTCCATTGATCGTATGGAAGGCGGTTTACCAGAACTGACCAACTTCATTCTTCCTTGCTACCCAACAGAAGGACATATTGCCCGAACAGTTTGCCGACGTGCCGAAAGGCAAATGGCCGCTTGGGAAGCAAATGCAGATGATAAAGAGAAATTCAATCTCATCCTGCCTTATCTGAACAGACTCAGTGACTTCCTCTTTGTCTGGTGCCGAACTCTCTGTGGTAACCTCGAAGAAGTTTGGTATGGAAACGATAGATAATCTATGTTTTCTTTGGATGGACTAAGTGAAAATTTGGGTTATGTTGGTGAATCATTGATTGATTCATTGACAGATGCTGTTGATTTAACATATGCAATAATTAACGGTCTAATAACCCAGCAATTTGCTATCGATCACTTCCCAACTAATTCAATTCTCGTAAAAAACTTTGGCTTATCACTTAGGTTGCGTAAAGTTGGTTTATCGCCGCCAGACCTAACAATTCGAATTGTCAAAAATGATGATGTTACCTTGTTGGCATCATCGGAAACCCTAGTTGACTTTGATTCAAATTTCACTACCACCGAATTGGACTTCACCGTTTTGGATAATAGTCCTTCTAGTTGGATTGGATCAAAAATTGAAATGGTTTCTGGAGTTGCCGCCGCAGGTCTAATTCAAATGTCAGAAATGGATTTGAATTACGAATTGTCTTTCCTCAATACTGAAATCGCCAGTGGAGGATGTGTTGTAAGTGGGAACTCAAATCAAAATTCGGTCAAAAACCTGTTTGTAACAGGTGGGGCTCTGTGTGGTGGGCAAGACTCATATGTTTCTGGCAGAAGAAATAACACCCCAACAGTTGCTACACTCAGTCAGTTCAGGAATGCCTTCAAAGGAACAATTCGTGGTTCTATAAATGTTCCAATTTGGCCAGATAGAACAAATCCTCTGATGAGACTTTGGATCAATTGAAATAGACTTGATCTCTATGATCAATTGAGCTAATCTTACACTTTCAAACATAAAACAGGAGGTTCTTATGCTGAGCCCTACTTCTTATCTGTTCAACAAAATCTGTGAATACTCAATGAACCAATTTTCAGAAGGAAATATCACCGAAGAAGAATCTGAACAGATCATGGACAAAGCAGAGCTTTGTGATCTGGAAGGTATGGTTGACATGTGCGTCGAACATAACATCATTATCCCCAAGGAAATTCAAAAAGGATTGTCATGCTAGAAAACCTAAGAGCCGCAAACAAACAACGACACAAAGAATGGGGCGAAGGAGCAGACCTCACACTCTCTTTCCGAGGACTGGAATTGGGTGGCGAAGCCGGTGAAGTCTGCAACGAACTGAAAAAACTGGAACGGACCCGATTCGGTATCGCTGGTGGAAAAGAAGATACTCAGGGTCTTCGTGAAGAACTTGCCGATGTCATCATCTGTGTTGATTTGATCGCCATGGATATGGGCATCGATCTCGGAGACGCCATCAGAGAAAAGTTCAATATGACCTCCGAAAAATACGGTCTGGAAACAAGGATCGCCTGATCCAAACTATGATATGACATGCAAACTCAGACCATAATGCCACCACCAAAACCGCCCGAGGACAACATTGTTGCCTCGGGCTTTCCTGATGACATTCGAGATATCGGTGACCGAATCGCCGCACTCTCCTCTGATCAAGCATCAAAGCTGTCCCAATACCTCGACGGAAAACAATGAAGCACGACAGAGTTATGATCCTTGGCTCCAATGGATACCTTGGAAAAAAGTTCCATGAAGCCTACCCAGAAGCCATCACCACAAACATCGATATCATGGACCAAAGAGAACTCCTCAGTGCCATCGATGTCAATTCACCCAATGTTATCATAAATGCCGCAGGAAAAACCGGTAGACCAAATGTGGATTGGTGTGAGGATCACAAAAAAGAAACTCTTAGATCAAATGTTACAGCCCCTCTGATGATCTGTGATGAAGCCCTCAAACGAAATATCTACTTCGTCCACATTAGCTCAGGATGCATATATCAAAATGGGGAATTTGGAGAAGATGATGAGCCTAACTTCAAAGGGAGCTATTACTCTAAGACGAAGGCGTTTGCTGATCAACTTCTGGCTGACTTTCCTGCTTTGGTCCTTCGCCTGAGAATGCCATTCGATGATTCCCTCGGCGAACGAACTCTTATCGGCAAAATCTTAAAGTACAAGCGTGTAATCGATGTCAAGAACTCCCTGACCTACACGCCAGACTTTGTTGAGACTGCTCAAAAGCTCATAGATCGCCGCAAAACAGGCATCTACAATGTCGTGAATACAGGGTCCATCTCCCCATTCGAAATCATGGAGATGTACAAAGAACACGTCGATCCCAATCATGAGTTCGAAAAACTCCCTCTCGAAGAACTGGGAGACTACTGCAATACAGGTAGAAGCAACTGCCGACTGTCAACAAAAAAACTGGCAGAAGAAGGATTGGAACTGCCTCCAATCCACACTCGGCTCAAAGAAGCTATGCAAAAGATCGCATCATAGCTCGATCTCTTCGTCGTCCCAGATGATAGCTTTCTGATCAAACCGCTTGCCGAGTTCCGTGAGGTCTTCTAAAGAGATGTCGCTGATCTCAAACGCATCTTCCTCGTGCCCATTGTAGCTGCCTCGAACCGGAACAGGATCGTATCCACGATCTCTCAGAAACTGAAGAAGCTCTCTATTGGCGTCTTCGTTCTCCTTGTCCGGGAGCTTGTTACCCATTGGGTTGTGTGCAGTGATAACACCACGCTTTCTGACGAACTCTCGAAATGTGCCCATGCTGTATATATGAGACTTACTTGATATACCTGTAATCCTCGCCAGCCTTCAAGCTTTTTACAGTATTATACATCAATTTAATTGTGCTCTTCACATCCTTCTTGTGAACCATTTCAACAGATGTATGCATGTACTTCAATGGCAAACTAATCAAACAGGAAGGAATTCCACCAGCAGCTTTGTAAAAAGCTCCTGTGTCCGTTCCACTGTTGCCATTGTATGTGCCGATCTGAACTTTGACCTTACTCTTCTTGGCAACCTTCAAAACCTTCTTCAAAAGATTTCTCTGAACATCAGGACCATAATACAAAGCAGGCCCATTCCCGCATGACACATCACCACACAATCGTGTATTATACATCGGTGAATGTGAATCATGTGTTACGTCTGTAATGATGGCCACATCCGGCTTGATACTGTGAGCAATCATGTGAGCGCCACACAAGCCTATCTCTTCCTGAACTGCATTTACTACATGCAAACCAAATGGAAGCTCGTCTTTCTTTTCCTTCAACATTCGAGCAACCTGAGCAATCATATAACCGCCCATTCGATTGTCTAAAGCACGACACAAATAGTAATCACCCATGACCTCAAACGGAGCATCATAAGTCATCACACAACCAACATGAATTCCCATCTCCTCAACTTGCTTTTTGTTCTCAGCTCCAACATCAACATAAAGATTCTTAACCTTTGGTGTTTCTGAGTCACGCTCGTGAATAGCAAGCCAGCCAAATACGCCACGAACAGTTCCCTTTTGGCCAATTATGTTCACCCGTTGACCCGGAGCAACCATCTCATCTGATCCACCTCGGCGAACAACACTGATATAACCCTTTTCATCAATGTGCGAGACTGTCCAACCAATTTCATCGGCATGAGCTTCAATCACCACTTTGTATTTGGCATCAGGGTTTACTACGGCAACTGCTGTCCCATAAGAATCACAGTATGTTTCATCAACATACTGTGAGATGTAGTCCAGCCAGATCTTCTGACCTTCGGTTTCCCAACCAGTGGGCGACTGAGCATTCAAATAACTTTGTAGAAACTTCTCTCGCTTATTCATCTTTCAAAATCCTTTTCGGTTAATGTCTTGTAATTCCGTCGCCATCTCCACGCATACTGCTCTTTCCAAATGTCAAATTTCTCTTCACCAAGATTTCTTTCAATCCATTTGCACAAATCATTTTTGCTGTAACCCAATGAATCGCCAAGTAAGATGTCTGTTGTAAGAACAGAAGCACCTGTGTTCATTCTAGTTGGGTCTTCTAAAAGTAAAAATGCGTACTCCGCTTGATGAATTCTCCAAATATTATCTGGAGAACAAATACCACCTTTATACATGTCGTCATGTCTGCTTTTAAGACACTCTATCGGATAATATTTAAAATCTTTTTGTCCAAAATATCGTTCAAATTGATTTGCCATTCGAGGGCTTGTAAGAGCCATTGGTTTTTTGCGGGTTATCAATAAAGCAAATTCCACATCATTGTGCGGGCCGATACTTCCATGTTCAGAAAGTAATTTAATCTCAGTCCAATCAAAAGATAGAAACGAAGAAATCAACTCATCACAATCTGTTATCCAATCTTTTTTACTCATCATTAATGTATCATGACCACTCGATTAGTTTTCTCTTTTAATTCTTCTGAATCAAAAATACTGACAGACCAACAATCCACTTCGTCATCAGACAATACCGACAAGTCTACAAAATTAGCCAATTCTATGTAAGCCAAGTTAACACAACCAACAGAAACATAAACATCTAATTCCGGGTCAAACTCTGACAACTTTTCAATTAAATCTTTAACCTTCATCGAAACCATATTTCTCTAATAATTCACTACATTGTGATTCACCATAGCCTTCTTCAAAGCAACCATTTTCATTAAGCTTAAGCAATACTTCATCTGATTGTTCTTCTAAGACAATGATGTGCATTTTCAATCTATTTACATCATCTTCAGCAGAAGTCGGTTTAAATCATCATCTCTTTGATTAAATGAAAATCCTACAATAGGAATTGCTCCTATCATCTTCAACACACTTCTTCTATCTACTTTCATTTTTAAACTCCTCTTTTCATCGTAAATTTTAGTCCTCAAATTTCACTTCTAACAAGTCTTCTGGGAGACCGCCTGTTATCATCAAAAATTCTCCAGCATCTTTCTTCTCAAAAGATAACCCTAAAGCCTCCAAAACATCATCAGCTTCAATTCTGTGATTCTGGAATTTTAGCTTACCGTCCACATAAAGACCAGACCAATCGTCGCCGTACACTAATGTAATTTGATTAGTCATTTTCAATTCTTTCCAATAGAAAAAAACCATCGTTTTCCAATTGAATTGCGTAAGGCACATCTTCAAAAAGGTAAGCGTAGATTTCTGTTTTCACATCATTTACCAAAGCTTCTTTATGCTCACAATACCCTCCACTCAAAGTTTGATATTCGATGAACTGACTTCTTAAAGCTTCACTTGAGAGGCCAACCATTTCGATCTTTGGTCCTATTACTTTGTAACTTTCCATTCAATCGCCTTTCCTTTGTAAATTTCGAATGAATTTTTCAACGCTGAAGGATATGGACGCTTAGGGTCTTGTAAAATTCTTAAACGTATCATTAAAATCAAAAATCCATTTTTTAGCTCATCTTTGTTGATGTCCATTTATCCTTTTAACCTCTTTAAATTTATGAGCCTCTTGAGTTACGGGCGATCAAGTTATCGACCAAAAATTCAGCGATCTGACCGTTGTCCAACATCACTTTGTAATGTTCTTTGTCATCTATCCAACGGTCTAATACAATTGCATCATGTCGTTCTCTTGGTTCACTATGAGAGAATGCCACAACATGAGATTTGTCAGCAAATTTGAACATTATTCAGCCATTTCTTGAATTTTAAAATTCAACACGTTTTTTCTTTTATACTCCTGAACGTCCTCGAATGTCATTCCTATGAATTTACCTAAAGGTATGTCGGTCTCCGTCTCAGGATCATCATACTGTAAAATCGATAACTCTAAGTCATCATAGGAATACGTTTCATTAGCTTCGTGATTGAGATTCTTGAATTCGTAAATCATGTTACGCTTCCATTCATCTCTGTTTGTGTTCCCATTCGTGTATGTTAAGATTAAATCTGGAGCAGAATAAACATCGATTCTTGCCTTGTCATAGTGGCTTTCAGGCTCTTCATCAAAGAACTTAAGCAACACACGTTTGTTTGGATTGTCAACTTCCAATTTAGTGACAATCAACTGATTGTTTAGAATGTGTCTAACTGGATTACCCATTTTTCTCGGCCTCTTCAACGGCCATATGATACAAGCCTTCAAACCAATTTGTGATCCCGTCGCCATTCACGACTTCACACAGATAAGTTTCCAGCTTTCCCGCTCGTCTCATCTTGTCTATCACATCATCACACCAAACATCGTGGTCATCATTTGCCTTTTCAAAAAGGTCAAGGTTGTCAGATGTATGATCCTCCGAGTATTGACATAGTTCTAGTAAGTCCAGCGTGTCTTCATGAACACTGAATTCTCTTAGGTCTTCACGCTCTTTGGTGGGATAAAGGATTACGTCAGCTTCTCCATCTTTGACCACAAATTCCCAGTATACTGTTACCTTAGACATCTTTGTTTTCCTTGTTTTGTTCTTTTTTGCTGTCATCTAACAAGATCAACAAATCTCTGATTGACACAACTGCTGAAGCGTTCATCTTCTTAGCCAATTCGGGGTGATTCATGTCATCAGGGATATTTTCTAGTTTGTCTTTGATATCCACTCCTTGAACTCCTTTTCGTCGCAAACATCGGCCTTAGACAAGTTCTCAGGGCCGGGCATTGGACGCAGGTTAAAAAAGATAAGAGATGTACTTGAAAAGCACAATGATGGCAGAGGGAAGACCTACGAAAAGACAAATGTTTTTTGTCAATTCTATGAGGCTTATTTTTTTCAATCCCTTTTCTTGAATTTGAAACTCATAGACCCCATGATCTCGGCGTAATGAATGAAACCATCCTTCTCCTGTACCACTCCATTGTTCATGTTGTTGCCGGGTGATTCCTAGTTCTTCTAACGTTGTAATCAACCGATTATTGCCTTGATTTTTTCTCATCTTCCACAAAGCTCTATGTAAATCAAACACTTATTTCACCTTTGCCGCCTTTCTACGGCACTCTTTGCACCGGGTAGCATAGCCATCGCTCTTAGAACTGTCTACCCCAAACTCTTCGAACAACTTCACGTCCTTGCATCCATTGCACAACTTCTTACCCTCGGCAGCATAGGGATTTACCTTCTTCCTCTTAGACCTCTTTCCAGCAATGGAGCCTCCCTCACGCTCACAGATGTAACGACCATTTCGGGCAATGTTCTTCTCGTGGGTCTTCCTGAGAACCGTGTGAGTCTCATTACAAAAATTGCATTCGACTTCGACAGTGTCTTTGGCAATCTTCTCGTCGTAATGCTTCTTGGCTTTCTTACGATTTAGCTCTTTTCTGTGCTCCACATAATCTACTCCATGGAGTTTACTCATTTCCTCATCAGCCCATTTGGTTGCTTCTCTGTCATTTTCAAAGCCAAGTTCGGCCTCAGACCATATCTCAAAATCGTAACCATTTCGATCAGCATAAGTCATGTTATCCATGATTTGAATTTGAACTTTGTGTGACTGAAGCATTCGTTTGGGTTTTACTTCTACCAACTTTGACTCATTGATCAAGAAGTCAGCACTTCGATCACGTCCGTCAATTTTGAATCCAATTTGAACTTCGTATGTTTTCACACTGTCGTCTGCTTCTAGCAACAATATGGCCTTGAGTTCATAGGATGATTGGAACGGGAAGGTTTTTCCCATTTTCTTTGATTGGTAAACACCTCTTCTGCGGGTGGGCTCAAAGTCATTGTTCCTATGACGTTTTGTTGTCAATCCTGCAAGGTATTTCTTCAAACGCTTGCCTTCAGGCGTGGCCCACTTTTTGTTAGCTGAATCACGCATTTTCTGTTTTGTTGCTTTGGACCTTTTGTAGCTGGTCGCTTCGGCAATGCGTTGGCGTCCCTCTTCAGTGTACACACGAGTGGGGATAGCATTTGCTGTGGCACACTTCTGGCAGATGTATTTGCCGTTCTTTTGGATGTTCTCTTTGGCCTTGAATTTACCGGGATGCTTTGTTGTGCCACATTGTTCGCAATCTATGGAAATGTGATCTTTGGCTCGAACCCCTGCATAGATTTGCTCAAACTCTTTTACATTCATAGCTTTCTCCTTAATCTCTAACATCGGAGAATAGCAGAAATACTTGAGTGAATCAAGTCCCTTTACAAGTTTTTTGCCAAAACAAAAAGCCTCACCATTTCTGGTGAGGCTCTTGTTCGTTTCAGTTGCTAAGCAGCTAAGCTTAGATGATGAAATTCGCCACGCTCATGCGGGCATAGAACTTCGATCCTTCCCTTAACAACTTTTTTCCATACCGAGTCAAGATTCCCTTACGAGGGCAGAAGCTCTCAGGATCAAGCACTACGGGTGTTTGTGTCAGTGGCACGTAGGGACAGTAGAAATATCCCGAGTCCATGTAAGAATCACCTTTGTATCCCATGAGGATTTGACCTTGTGGGAACAGAGGGTCTTTGTAGAGACGCCATCTGTTGTTGATCGTACCAACATACTGAATACCAAGACTTGAAGTGAAGGTTTCAGAAGGTGCAGGTGCGAAACCAGCAGTAGCAGTTTCGAAGATAGAAGCAACTTCAGGGCTTGTGACAAGCCAGTTACATCCGCCTCTGAGCGTCTTACGGTGAACGACGTTAGAGACTTCGACAACCTTGATGTACAGGGCTTCGTACTTCTCTTTGATAGTGTCACCGAGTGCTGTATTGAAGTCCCAAACAGCGACAGTACCGGCGTTGTTACGCAGGTCAGTCAGAACCTCACGGTCGATCTCAAGATTGATTTCCTGAGCGAGGACAGCAGTCAATTCTGCCTCTGCATCAAGGTTGTGCTGAGATCGGAGGTCTTGCTGAGCTTCATAAGACCAGACAGCTTTGAGCTTACGGGTCTTAGCAGCAATTTCTTCAGATTCGACAACCAGATTAACTTCTGGGAGGTCTTGGTTGCATTCCATGTTGTATTCGTAAGAAACAACAGCGTGGTTTTCACCGGGATCACCGTCCCAAGTGAAGGTCATTTCGCCCGTGGTCAGGTCAATCGATCCGCTTGTAACAGCAGGAGAAGGAGCAGATCCAACGTTGGAGAAAGTGAAGGTTCCAGCTTCAGACACAACAAATGTCTGGATAGCGGTTGATCCATCATAGATGGTACCAGTGAGAGTACCAGCAAGGATAGGAGTGTGCTCAAGAGCACCGAAGGTGGAGGTTGTATCGCCACCGGCATCCGTTGTGGTAGTTTCATTCTGCACGAACTGATGCGTGTAGTAGATTTCCAAGTTTCCATCACCGGAAGCCAACTGCTGGAGTGATGTGCTGTCATCCGATGGGAATCCAGCGTTCAGATCAGCACCTCTCATGGCACCTTTGTTGCTGGAGTAGCGGAATCGCAGGTAGTACACCAAACCAGTTGGGCCGAGCAATGGTTGCACGGAAACAACTTTGTTTGCGATCAGTTGTGGGTAAATTCTTCGCACAAGCGGAATAGAAATTCGCTTGAACTGAGCGATGTCACCTGTGTCGGTCATGGTCTCATTGATGAGACGCTGGTTTTCCAGAAGCACAGCGGCTGTGGAACGTTCAAACCGATCAGAAATGCCATCCAGCATCTGAGTTCGACCCCATTTGGCTTCGATCTTAGCTGCTTCGTTTAGATATTGAGCATTTGCATTCATTATTGAATCCTCTTTCGTTATTGTTTGTTAGAGTTTATTTCTCTTCAGGGGTTACACCTGAGAGGAAAAGAAGGTCGTTCATTTGATCATTTTCCATGAGAACGTCTTCTTTCGGTTGTTTGTTATCAGCTTGTGGATTGTTGAATTCAGAAATAATCTGATCGCCATCCGCCACTCTATGTCCACGCCCGCTTGCTTTCTTTGCACTTTCCGCTCTTTCTTTTCTTTCGGTTTTCACTGATTCAGTGATCATATTTTGCTGTTCTTTAACAGCTTCGTTCAACTTGTTGTTATGCATAGTCAAACGAGTGTTCTTAGACTCAAGAACTCTCAGGTTAGCTTTAAGGTCATCGATTTGACGCTGTGACTCTTCCAGCTTAGCTGAGGTGACAGAAGAGTAATCTTCGTCAGAGAGTCGATCAGCGACGATATCGGTGATCTTGTCAAAAGCGACCTTATGTTCAAGAGTGCGAGGATCGTTGAGAACGTCACGCTTAGCGTGTTCATAGATTTCAGCGTTCTGCAACTGAAGGAACTGATCGACTTTATCGACCATGAAGTCCTTCATATCCTTGAGTTTATTATCAAATTCTTTGTAGAGTTCGACTTCGATGTTTTCTTTGTCGCCCTTAGCTTCTTCGATCATTTTGTAAGCTTCTTCGAACTGTTCTTCCATGTGGTTTTCAAATTCCTCACGTTGCAGTTCCAGACGCTTCTGGAGATCGTCGATGATGGCAAAGGCTTGCTGATAACCGGCTTCACGAGATTCTTCAATCTCCTTCTTTTCGGTTTCGAGCTGCTCATAGGCTTCGTTCAACTTTGCGTTGTACTCTTCTTCGAGCTTAGCATTGGACTCTGTCATCATGTCTGCGACAGCCTTGGCAACATCTTCCACCTGATCTTCTGGGATCAGTTTATTGAGTGCTTCTGTTAATTTATCCATGTTAGATTAACCCCGACTTTATGGTTTCTGTTTGAGACTTCACAATACCGCCCAAGCAAGCTATGAGTGCCTCTTTGCTCACATTATTGGTATGTATGTTTGAGTCCTCATTTTTGAGATGAGAATTATTAGATTCCGATTCTTTTTCGATAACAATTCCCCGAGAATTGTCTTCGTGTGCTTCATTCCTTGACTTTCGTGTAGTAGTATGTGGTCCAACAACTTTTTGCTGGAAGGCAGCAAAAGTAGAAGGGTCAGCAACAGCGTCGAAGGTGATAAGTTTATAGCTTTCACCAATAACGAGGATGCCATCTTCGTTTGTTGATCCATTACCAACTCCTCTTGAGGAGATGCCGACCTTAACACCATCATTAATGAGTGCTTGAAGCACTCTTCCATTAGGTGTACTTAGGATTTCGCCTTCTCCCATGAGTACATTTCCTTCCCACCATAATCTTGTGATAACGTGGGAAGCATCAGCAAAGTGAATAATACTATCTGAAGGGTGATCAAGTTCACCCAGCAGGCGTCGTTCAGCAATTGCTTCCTGTAAACGTTGCATGTTTTCATCCAAGACGTTGTATGGATACATGCGTTTGTTTTTGTTAACTGCTTCGGCTTCTTGAAATTTACCTCGGAACCTTACTCGTCCTGAATCACCAGCACTTTCGCAAAGTTCCAAGTTAAATCCTGAATCGTTACAGCTATCAATGAACATAGATTCCATTATTTGCTGCTCCTTACTTGTTGACTACGAGGTCTTTGTTGTCGATGGTTGCCTTGTGGCCCTTGCCACCGACGCCACCTGCTTCTTTAGGAACATATGGGTTTTGCAGTGCTGGCCATGTGTCAGAAGACTGCCATGATCCGTGGTGCTGTCCAAATGTGTCCTTATCAACGCCCTTTTCTCCCTTCATGGTGTAATCACCGAATGGAGAAGGAACGTAAGGGTTTTTCAAGCTTGGGAACGTTTCTTTAGAAGTGTTACCCCAGCTTCTGCCTCTCATTTCATCAGCGTGGCTACCTTTGTAGTTCATGCTGTCCTGTCCGATGGCTGGTGCAGCGTCACCCCAGTTTCCTGAGAAGTCACTCGAAGGTTTGTAAGAGTGCTTAGCTTTCTTAGCCATATCTGGGTGATCTCCACTCACGGTAACGTGAGCATTGTTAGAGACGCTCCAGACGCCTGTTTCCAGATTGGTTTCTACAAGGCTCTTAGACCAAGAAGCAACCTCTTCAGCCAATTCAAGTTCTGGCTTAGCTTGGTTATTGAGAACAGCAGCGAGATCATTAAGATAGCTTGCCGTTTCGTTCTTGAGAGCGGTATCGCCACGTCGGTCAGCTTTCTTGTAAATCTTCTCAAGAGACTCATAGAGATCAGAGAAGACTTTTCTTTCCAGACCGAATCTTTCATCGATAGCTGGGTAGAAGCTTTCAACAACGTGCTGGAAGTACAGGTAGTGATCAGCATTATCTTCTTCCAACTTAGGAGCAGAAGCCAAATGCAGAATTTGTTGTACTCGTTCTGTGTGAGCATCATGTGCGGTTCTCAGAATGCCTTCGGCCATGAAGGCACATGTGTTATCGTCATAGTTCTTTTCACCAGCGATTCTAAGAGATTCGCCAATAATTTTTGCCAGTTCAGTTTGAGTGACATAAAGAACATTTGGAAATGCTCCGACAATATTTTCGAGGACTTCTTGCAGTGCCTCATTATCAGAAACATTATTTTGTCGTTTGAGATCAACACAAGCTCGACAGAAGTTTTGGTTCTCACAGAGCGAAGAAGCACCATCACGCAGAACTTTGACGTTATGGTTCAGGGCCTTCCAGTTGAAGTTCAGGACTTTGCCTTCGTTTCGAACTTTTCTTGTAGGAACTTTAAGTTGTGTAACATTTCCATTTTCATCAGTTTTGGAAACTGATTCAGCCAGAGCTGGTCCAAGTCTCATGTACTGAACGTAATCGAGAACATTTTCAGCTACTGTGTAGCATTCAGCGATTTCATTGCCAGCAGCTTTTTCACGACGGATAAGAGCATCTTTCTTATCATCGTCTTGTTTTTCCTGACTTGGTGATTTTTTATCTTTGTTATGTTCTTCTTCAGATTTCTCTGAGAAGGTTTTGTGATCATGACTGAATGTGTCATCATCTTTTTTGGGCTCATGATCGATAGCTTTGTATCCGCCCTTTTTGCTATCGGGAACAATTCGCTTTGTTGCTTCCTGCCAATTGAACAGCCCCATGTAGTTTTCGAGCAGGGATGTTGCTTTGGTGGTATTGTCAACAAGCAAAGCGTCGATCATTTCCGACAGAGTTGACTTCATTTTGTTCTTCTTAGAATCATGATCGACGATCAGTTCTTCAATTCCTGAAAAAGTGATATCGTCGTCTTTGACTTCGTATCCTGCGTGAACGTAGGTGCCATCGAGTGTTTCGAACAGTGCCGTTGATTCATTGAAGCAACGAAGCTTGAGATGGTCTTTTTGTAATGCTTTTGACAGAAGTTCTTCTGCTTCTCGAAGTTCAACTTCAGAGTTCGTAATAGAACCTTTAGTGATCGAGTCGAAGTCTTCCTGCTTGATGAGATGTCGCCTCATATTTATAAACTCCTCAACTTAGATTGGTCGCTTCCAAAGTGTTAGGCACGTTTTTGTTCCAACTTAGCATAAATAGCCAGTGCCTACTTATTTATATGGTATGCACCAAGCTCTAATTTTTGATAAGGAAACAGGTTTATAATGCGGACATTTGCAGCTTACGCCCAAGAACGAGGTCTTAGAGAAGACATTGACGACATCCAAAACCCTGCTGATGGCTTCAAGCTTAATAGGGATGAAGACATGGGACAGGATTATGACCATACTTTGACCGAGCTTATCAAAGCGGTTATGACTAAGTATGAACAGGAAACTATGCAGTTTTTACACGGTATTGCAGACCGTGGAGATCAGGAGGTTGCTGATCTTCTTAGAAAGCTTGACAAAGAGCACAAGCCATCTGAGCTTGAAGAGCCTCGGCACCCCACAGATATAGACAATGAGGTTATTCCACCTATTGCTGACACGGGTCATTCTGAAACAGGCGGGGACTAATTAGAAAATTTTAGGGCTTGGTGGCGAAAGAATGTGTTTTGCATTCAAATTCAGAGTTTGAATTAGAAATTCTTGGTTTTGCATAATGAGTTCTGGCTGATAAATCATTGATCCACCAATACGTGGATCGTGTCCAAAGCCCAATTGAGCAATTTTTGGATCACATCCTATGAACAGGCAATTTTGGCATCCTGTGAACCACAACATGTAAATTGTGGTTGTTATTGTCCCAAAGCCAGTTGCTATTCGATTACGCTTAATGACTTCATCTTTGTCTAACAACCAGTCATATTTTTCGAAGAACCATGGTTCCAGCTTATTGTGAACCTGTGCATCTACTGTGACAGCCTTACCTTTGGGTCTATGTTTGGCTATCATAATATCTTGGTAATCAGGTCCGGTATCATCCAAAAATTGTGCTTGAACATAGATTGTTACAGGATCAACCTCTTGAAATTGAGGTCTCATGCCCAAATGATGTGAAAAGAAGAGCTTATGGGGACTTGGGCAAAGATGTTCATATTGAACGGTATCGTTAATGAAAAAGATTGGATCATTGATATCTTTGATGTCTTTTTCGTAATCAAACAGGGTTGGTCCGCTTCCTAAGACGTAAACTGTATCTGATGTGAATTTGTTTTTGAGATCATTTAATGTCAGCACGGCAATTCTGGTATCATTGACGATACAAATTCCTCATAGTCATCTGGGGTGTCAACGCCTTTTGTTGCATTTTTGGTTTCAACCATTGTGATTTGAAATCCCTGATCCAAAAATTGGAGTTGTTCGAGATCTTCACTTTTCATAGGAGAATTCCATTCTTGATCTCTCATTTGAAGATAGAATCGAATCATAGTCAGACTTAGGCTGTACACGCCAATGTGATATAACAATTCTTCTGAGTTGTGAGGAATTGGTTGGCGGCTAAAGTAAAGAGCATGCCCAAGACTATTCACGACAACTTTAACGAGGCTTTCATTTGATTTTTCTGCTGAACCTCGATAATAGAGAGATGCCATTAAAGGTTCATCGGGCATGAATGATGCAGTGTTGATGATGTTATGGATATCAACTGGGTTTACGCAGGGCCATTCTCCTTGAACATTTGTAACAGTGTCACAATCATCCAGTTTGGATGCCGCTAAGACAACACGGTCAGTGCCGGATTTGGTAGGCCGTTCATCATAATCTACCTTTGCCCCAAAGTTTTCGCAGGCTTCTTTAATTTTTTTATTATTGGTAGCGATGATAATTTCTTCGACGTGTGGAATCTTTTTGCAATTTTCCCACGTGTGTTGAATCAATGGTTTCCCGGTTTCATCCAAAAGCAGTTTACCCGGAAGTCGAGTGCTTTCCATAATAGCTGGAATCACAACGTAATTAGCCATTTCAATCTCTTTCAGCTAAGCGATTTATTTTGAGGTCATGATATAAATCAGTTCCTCCAGACACAACACTTTTTACTTGAAGAGCTTCTTTTTGTCCACCCAAACCTAATTCTTCTAAGATAGCTGCAATGTCTCTGGCTTTCATTTGAGCAAGAGTTTCATTATCCAGACCTTTCCCATAATTCAAATGGTTAAGGATTCTTCTTAGTTCATCAAATTCACGCTGTCTATTTTCGCAGTATTCCTGAAAAGATTGCATCATATCTCCGTCTTTGAGAAAATCTCGTCAAGCTTATTTAGAAGTGCTTTGTAATCTTCACAATCAAAAACTTCAGTCGCACAATTTCCTATACCATCTTCCGTGTAAAGTTGAGTGCATCCAACCTTAGTTGCTTTGGAGATTACCTTTTGTTCGTCTTCCTTTTTGCACTTCCATTTTTTGACAACAGATGCATTCGGGCAAATACATCTATGTTGCTTCATTCTGTTTTCTACATTTCTTGCGAACCCTAACTTAACACGATTTTTATTGAATTCAGGAATTGGATGTACCATGTAGAAAAATCCATCAGACTGTTCACACATAAGATATTTCTTTAATTTCTTGGCATCTTTTATAACCAACGCCTTTTTGTTTCGTCCACCAACCTCTGATCTTGTTTCTACAAATTCACATTTGTTTCTTTTGGCCCATCGTTTAACCAAATTCCAGTTGGTATTGTATTGATCGATTATCTCGGTTACAGGGACGCAATTCTTTTGCAACAAACTATCGCTGAATTTTTTAGCATCTTTGATAGACATTGCTTGGGTAGGTGGGTGTTTAGAGTTACGAATTGTTTTTGTTTTTATGTCGTTTTTATCAATCCATAATCTAACAGTTTTTCTGTCTACATTATTTGTTTTAGCTATGTCTGGAACAGTTACCATATTTTTTGGTAAAGATGTCACATCTTTCCAATGATACTCAAATTTGCAGGATTCATCAATAGACATAGCTTGCACTAATTTTCCATTGCCTGCTTTAACTTTTTGAGTTTGGATTTTGTGTTTTTTAACCCATCTTCTTACAGTTAATGGATCGCAGTTGCATTTTCTTGCTAAGTCGAGTATTGTTATCATAGGTTCTCCTTAACTTATGATAGCGTGCTGTGTATATTTTTTCCTACTCGTCTTTACATTTCTGAAAAATCTATCTCTTCTTCATCCTGCTCTTTAGCGTAATCCTTGATATCCAGATTGTATTTCTGAATATCTTCTTCTGTTGGATCAGGTAAAGGCGTGGCTCCTGTTGGTCCTTCCATTCCGCCTGATGGGCCTTGATCATCTCCTGTTGGAGCAGGTGCTCCACCCATTCCCATATCATCTTCACCGCCTTCTTCACCTTCTGGCGGTTGATCTCCCAACATAGGACTTGGTCCACCAGCTTCTCCACCAATTTCGGTTTCGTCTGGTCCGGGAAGTCCAACGCCCAAAAGCATTGGGTTTTGAGCAATGATTTGGAGTTTGAGTTCTTCCATCTTTTGGATTTTAAGACGAGCAAGCATCTTCAGAGCTTCTTCTTCATCGTATTTCATCCACTTGGTAAGAATATCAAAGTCCGACATGAGTTGTGCTCCTTTCAAAGCACCGGCGTTTTGAATTCTACCAGCTACAACTTCTGATCTTGTTAGCTCACGCCAATCAGAAGGTGGAGTTAACTTAATTTCCAAATCCTCATAGGCTTCTTTTGGGAAACCAAGCAGCGTTAAGTGACGGTTGCAAATTTCCCAAAAAGCGTTCTGAATGTGAGATTGAAGTCGTTCGATCATGCGAGCGAACTTCACATCCTGTGCAGACAGGGTGATTCTTGTACTTTGAACATCTTCGTTATTGAAATAGTTCTTAGGGAAATTCAGAGCTGTAAACAGTTTATTTCTGAAGTAGACTGTATCATCGATTTCACCAAGATTCTGAGCACCCGGTAAAGTTTCAACTCTTGTGTTGGAGTTGGGCCTAACAGGAATCCAGTAATCTTCATCGGCTGCTGGTGCGTGCCAACGTTCTTCAACACTGGAGGCACCCGGCAATCCAGATTTTCCGGTAGCAACCTTTTTCTTTTTGAACTGATCTTTCATTCGTTCAACAAAGGCTTCCGCCCTGTAAGGCGGAAGCTGGAACGTGTCAATATAGAACACTCTACGTTCTGGTGCTCTTGTCAATCGATAAACCACCATGGCATCTTCCATCAATCTCAATTGATGAGCAGGTCCACGTGCTGCTTCAATAAGACTTACACCATATGGATAGAATGTTTGTCTATCATCCCCGACACGAATATGCACAACCTGATCTGCTGCGAATCTAATAGCTGTAGCTTGTTGTAAATCTGCTTCTGTTGCCTGTGTGACTTCCACACGGGAAAGGCTTTGGTAGTCAGGCCCTTCTTTAGACTGTTGGAATTCAACCAATTTTCCTTTGGTTGTTTCAATTCGATACATGCTGTCAGGAGGCAATGGAACAAGACCTACGATACCATGTTTAGGGTTTTCCAAATCAATAATGACTTCATAAAAGAAGTCGCCCATGATGAATAATCTTTTGGCCATGTCCCAACATGTATTTTGGTCCATATTAAGCATGTCACGATGAAACAATAGATATTCACATTCTTCTTTGACTGATTCATTGCCGCAAACAACCTGCATTACTCTGCCATCTTCATTTTTCTGGCAATTGTGAACAACTCCCCAGTTTGTACAGAAGTTATGATGTTTCTCAACAGTTAGGTCATAGACATCAATCTCTTCCCAAGGTTGTATTCCGACAACTCTTCTTCGATCTTCTTTGCGACCGAGCCATTTCATCTCTTTGTTTGAGAATCCAGCTTTTTCGATTCGGCTTTTAATTGTCTTGAAGTCATGACCTGTCATGTCAACAATCTGCTGAGTCGTCAATCCTTCAGAGATGTATCGACAAAGTTTGTTAACGCTTTCAAGTTCAGGATTGTCTTTGCCCGTAGCCCATTCGTCGGCAAACTGTCGTTCGTGAATCCAGCCTTTGCGATGAGTATAAATTCTAGGGAACTGATTGACTTTGATTTCGGTAATATCCGGGTTTGGCGAAATGCGATAGAAAGGCATGAGTTCATCACCGGAATTTAGTTCACCTGCTTCTCTCCATGTACCTTTTCTGGTCATAATTCGGTGATCAGGTGTGCAGATCACATAATTGCCATCATCAAAAATGATTTTGATTGTTTTGGCTTTTTTGGTTTTACGTGCATCAAATGCCCAGCCAAGCGTATAATCGCCTTTATCCTGATCATAGCAATAGACTAAGAATCGCTCGTTTTCATTGACGAGATCTTCGATCTTTTTATATCCATGTGGTGTGGCGATAAGAGTATCGCCAGCCAAACAGGTCTCATCTGCGAAAACGGTCATTGCCATTTCGATTTCCGGCATATTTCGCAGTCGTTCGTATTCTTTGTAGCGATGAACTCTATTAGTGACGGTACTTAAATCTACGAAATCATTAGTGTCTCGAAGGCGAATGGCCCCTCGTCCACCACCTGTAGTTCCGTCATTGCCACCCCTGATGTCAGGAATAGCTCCATCAACTGGATATCCCGCTCCACTGGCATCTCGGTCTCTGCGTCTTGCGAGTGGATCATCAGTGAAAGCGTAAGTGAAAGTTTTGAAATAATCCCACCAAGCCATAAATTGTACCTCGTTTTCCTGTTACCTATTCATTAGTTAGTAGAGGATTTAGTAATTTTGAAAGTTTTGACGTGTTCAGATAACGCTCTTGGAAATGCAATTTCTGATTTGTTGCCTTTGCTTTCGATCTGGAAAAGGCGTAATGCGACAATTCATGGCATTTTGAGAAACAAACATGCTTATCGTCTATTCAGAGAAACTCCTTATTTTGATAGAATTTTACCACTCTATGACAAAGATGATTTGTGGCATGATTTAATCAAAGATGTACCTCAATGGTTTGAAGATTACGATAAGGTCTATGTTGTCAATAACAGGCAAATGCCGGGGGTGGAAAAAAGCGAAAAGGTACCTGTTGATTACCGTCCAGCAATGAGGGTGGCAGAATATGGAGAGCTTTTTTCGCCAGAAGATATATTGCTGGATATCAATTGGTATCAAAAGTACTACAAAGACTTCAAATGTCACAGCAAAACAGTGTTATTGAACACCCAATCAACCAGTTTTCATCGATGTTATACGAGGCCATTAAAGGAAGAATTGGCTAAATTAGGATTTGATGTTCGTGAATTTAATTACAGAAGAGATATTCGAGAGAATTTACATTTAGTTCATCAGGCAGCTCATATTTTAACTGTTGACACATCAACCATGTGGTTGGCTAGAACATTAGGGAAGGTTCCTTATGTTTTTATGGCACGTGAATCAGGGACTCTTCCTGCTTTTGGCCCAAACACAGAAAAGAGGCATGGGCTTAAAAACTTGATACCATGGAAGGAAAATCTAAACGATACAGCTCCTGACTTTATTGCCAGTCAATTTTCAGGAGCTATTCAAACCATTCCGGTTATTTGATGGAAGTCTTTGCTGTGTCTTTTTCCATTTCTGGAAGAGAACACGTAGCTATTAGCCGTAAAACTTCTTCCAACAAACTCTTTATCGCCTTTGAGCCCCCATGCTTTATCTTTTTTGACATAAGCGATGGTTACATGTGGGACATAGCTTTCGTAGCGATTGGAATAGACAACATTTGATTTCAACTTTTCATTAAGTGCACAAATTTGTTGACTGTGCACTTTAACGAATACGACATCGAACAGATTTGATCTTGTAAAAAGGTCAATTTCACCAAGTTGTATATCAACACTGGATTCGTTTCTGAATGTCTCGAATGTCCTACGAGGTTTATCTGAATGGATTCCATAGAGAATCGTGACATGCATTTCATTTTCACGTCCGAAAAAGGGGTCTTTCGGGTCTCGAAAAAGAATATGATCAGGGATACTCTCATTACCCCATTGCATAATCTCTTCTGCTAAATAATGGGGCACATCGACGTGGACAGACGAGAAATCATAACGAATATTCTGCATGTCGCTATTTATTGCTAAGCTTTAATATTCTGAGATTATTGTGGCGACATTGCAGCTTGTTGCACCGGTGCATTACCTTGGTTAATCTCCGGGTGTCTTCTACGAATAGCTTGCTGACGCTGTCTTTGCAGCCCTTCACGACCTTTTTGGAATTGAGCGTCATCTCGTTTGCCGAATTTAGCCTTCATGGCAAAATTATCAATCATAGGCTGAGACGCTTTCATAAGACGATCATAGAATGCTTTAGCAATTTTCCATCCAATGTAATCGTTTTCCTGTGTAGCGTTACTTTGCATCGCACTCAGGAAATCACGCATTTGTTTAATGAATTCGTTTTTGACATTCTGCACACTTTGATCAATTGTCTGTTGATATTGCTTGAGTTTGGCCTGACGACGCATTTCTCTTTCTTCGTCGCTATTTTGCATGCTTTGCGTATTTTGCATGTTTTGATTTACACGAACTCTTTGATTGTATTTATCTGTTTGAGGATCTCCACCACCAAGATTTCTGATAGCTGATCCCCAGTTAGATGGATTCATCATTGATCCACCCAAATTGAATTCACTCAGGAGGTCTTTTTCATTTTCAAATCCGCAATTAAGAAGAACGGGAAGTGCATGATTTTCCCAATATTTTTCAAAAGAGATATCTGACAGAACAATATTTGCACACAGTTCATCGAACTGTTCCTGAAATTCACGATCTTGACGCTCTTCAGAATACAGATTGAAAGTCTTATACATTGGTGGTCTCCATAAGCTGTTTGAGTTATTTAGAGACCTAGATTAGATTTTTAATCCATAAACAATTTGCTATCATCTTCATCGTCTTTAGTGGTTCCGCTGGCTTTCTCCAGATCATCCAATTTTTGTTTCTCTTCATCGATCATAGAATTAAGTTGATCTAAAGACACGTTATTACTGACAGCAGAAGCGGTTGTGGGGCTTGAAGAAACTCCTGCCAGAACATTTTGCCATTGTTCAAACGCTGTTTGGTTGTTCTTTTTGCGTTTTATTTGTGTTTTTTGAACCGATTCCAGTTTATTGATGGCTTGTTTAATGTGGCCTCTGGCTTCTGAAACATTTCGATTATCGCTCATGGAATTGAGAGCAGTTCCAAGAACTGAGGAAAGTATACTTTTAGCTCTGGCAAGTTCGTTGATTTGTTCTTTCAAGGTTTTTCTCCCATTTTTCAAATTCAGTGTGTGCATCTAATATTTCCCCTACATCATCATTTGTTGGAAAAGGGTATAGTTTTTTAAGATGCAGCATTTGACAGAATAATAGAGTGCCTTTTTTCCACTCTGCGATATTGAATTTATCACAACTGTCTTTGACTCTCTTACGAATGTAAGAAGCAGCAAATTCAATTTGTTCATTATCCAGTGGTGTTTCACCAACTGGTGTTTTCAGCATGAGCTTGACATAATCACAAATGCCGCTTTGGCATCGATCTAACCAAAAGTTTCTCATATCGCTTTTATATAGTGACGTAAATGAGGACTCTGATTTTTTACCAGCCGAATTCTTTTAACAATTTGTTGTGTTTTCTTTTGAAATGACTAGGCACAGCAAACTCATCTTTATCAATCGCATTCATATTTAAATCTTCTTCTTCAAACCAATTGTCTGGAGCATCTTTAGTCAATTCAGCTTTGATATCTTCATAGATTTTGATTTTGAATGCTTCTTTTTCTTCTTCAGGAACATCATAACCAACAGGTACAAATCGGGCACGAGCATCACGTGCGTGCAAAGCCAGACACATTGCCATAATAGCATCATCATGGTGACCTTTTTCAGCTTCAGCTCGTTTGGTTTGTTTGTTGTAAACGAATGTTCCCAGTTCTTTAACGAATCTTCGACTACGAATTGCCATGCTTTTGTTGATCAAACGTGTGTGTAGTGTTTCAAGATACAATGGTCTGTTGCTTCTTGTTGTTTTAACGCCTGCTTGTTCTTTTTTACCCTGCACAGTGTGAAAAATGTTTCCGTAATGAAAATCGTGCTGTAGTTTATTGAGAACCGTTAATCCGCAACTTTGACTTTCAACAACAATGCATGCATCATTGTAGGTATGTCCAACCATGGCGAGGATTTGAGCAAATGAATGCGGAGGGCAAGTATTACTGTAAAACTCTGCAACTTGTTCACATGTGCTTTGGTCTATGACTTGAAAACAAGTATTGTCTGCCTCTTCGCCTTGTCCTTCGGCAGGGTCTACACCGATGATATACTCTCTGCCATCAACAGGTTCTTTCCACACATGAAGAGCACCACGTTCCCACAAATCTTCGTCTTCAACTTTAAGTTCACGAGCTTCTGCACTATTGTTCCATTCCGGGAATAACATTCTCAAAGGTTCGATGTCTTTAATTTTTGCACGAAGTTCTTCAATGATGTGTGGCGGAATGTAAGAATCACCAGCACCAAGAAAGTCACGAAGCACTTCCTGTTTCCAGCCTTTTTCACCAAGCTGAGCTTTTGTTTGTTTAACCCATTTTTCATCGTGGTAATCGGGGTGTTCCCAATAGTCCAAGTCGATGATGTGAAAAAAGTTATCACCTTTTTCTGCATTGTGATATGTTTCTTCATACCAGTTGCCTACACCGTTAACCGTAGAAATTGCGATACATCGACCACCAGTTGAAATAGTCGGATACATAGCTTTCCAAAACTTTTCCATGTTTGGAATAAACGCTGCTTCGTCAAGAATCAAATATGTAATAGCACGACCACGGGCAGCTTCTGGTGTATAGAAGAACAGTTTGCAGCCTGTATCGGAGAAAATCTTTTGGTGGTCGTTATTTTTGTCCATTTGAGGAGTCATCCAAGATGGAAGTTCCTCTAAGGCTCTTTTAGCGACTTCACCAGCAGCAATAGCTTCACGGTCAGATTTAGATAAGACCATCATAGTCTCATCGAGCTTGAATAAACTTCTCCATAAACACCAGTTTACGGTCACGGTTGTCAATCCACCTTGCCTAAACTTAGAAATTATGTTAAATCTGTAATCAGCGTATTCTTCAATTACCCTTCTTTGGTAATTGTACAGTACAAATGGAAGTAAACCGTGAATAGGATGAGTAATCTTAACGTACTTGTGAGAAAAGTATGGAAATGACAAAGCACATTTGTACATCTCCAATTCTTGCTTCTCTACGCTGTAATTCTCAATATCTTCGATGGTTTCCATTGGATCAATTTCCAATTCAAACTTATCGAATTTGTAATATTCACTGTCATATGTGGCATCATAGTACTCTTTCAATGAAGCGTATTTGCCACGCCAATTTGTATCAACAATGTAAGACATAAAATCCCCCAACTCTCTGTTACCTAGAAAGTAGTTATTAACTAAAAGGCGATTTTTGTTGCACATTCCAGAAAAAAATGAGGTAACAAATGAAAACTGAATGGAAGTGGATAGCGATACTAGCTTTGATGTTCACTCTAAGCATGAGTGTATTATTGTTGTTTTCCAAGCATAGAAGTGCTCCCAAGTTTACCCCACCCAGTTACATACAAAGACCACCACAATGGGTAGAGCCGGAGCCTGAACCTGAACCAGAACCTGATCCATATACATTTGAAGATGCTGTCACTTCAATTACCGAAGAGTCTCTTAAGAAAGATCTCTATTATCTTGCTTCAGATGAGCTTGAAGGAAGAATGTCAGGGAAAAGAGGAAATGTAATTGCTGCAAAATTCATCAAAGACAAATTTGAAAGTTTTGGTCTTAAAACGATGTATCATAGATTCAGAATTCGAAGAATGAATTCAGGGCCTAAGAATGAACGAGGTGATGATTTTACTCAAAACATTTATGGTTGGATCGAAGGTAATGATCCAGAATTGAAAGATGAAATTGTTGTAATTGGTGCTCATATGGACCACATTGGTTACGGTCCTTCAATGTCTCGTTGGGGAGGTGGAAGGATTCATCCGGGTGCGGATGACAATGCTTCAGGGACTGTTGCTCTCTTAGAAATTGCTGAAGCTTTTTCAATGATGAAAGACCGGATAAAGAGAACAATTGTTTTTCAGGCTTACTCTGCTGAGGAAATGGGGTTGATTGGAAGTCGATATTATTGCAATAATCCTGAATTCCCAATTCACAACCCTTCTATGAAAAAGCACGTTTTCATGCTCAACATGGATATGATTGGGCATTTGGGACAAGGCAGGTTTGCTACGTCGTTTTTTGATGGAAACAGTTCCATTGACATTGATCGATACATTAGAGAATTGAATGAAAAGTACTCTTTTGCCAGATCAATTACTGGTCGGCGAGGTGGAGGAAGTGACCATGCCTGTTTTTACAACAAGCGTGTTCCTGTTGCTTTCTTGCACACGGGAGGCCATTCACATTATCACAAGCCAAGTGACACACCGGATAGAATCAACTATTCGGGGATGGAGAAAGTTGCACGTTATGGATTTGAGCTGGCTTGGAAGGTTGTTCAATCAGAAGCGAGTCCAACATTTAATCATGGCGGCTTTAAAGAATTGCCATACATTCATGATCACGGACACGGTGTTCCGTTCATACACAATCACACACACGGAGAGAATTAAATATGACAGATGAAGAATTAATTAACATGCTTCAAAATGATTTGAAGAACGAACGGAAGCATCTTGCTTTCTACACACAAGCTGCTGTTAGAATCAGAGGGCCTCATCGTGAAGAGCTTCGGGAGTTTTGCGAAACAGAGGCTAAAGGTGAACTACAGCATGTGACGGAGTTTTCAGAGCTTATTGTTCATTTGGGCGGCGATCCGGGAACTGATGTGAATCATTTTCCTAGTTTGAAAACTCCACGTGATATTCTGAATTACATTGTCAAGATGGAAGAAGAGGTTGCTGAAAATTACGCTCAGCGACTTAAACAAACAGAAGATATGGAGAATGCCAACACGGCGTATGTTCATCTCTTCTATGAAGATCAACTTCAGGATTCTTGGAAGACTGCAAAAGAAGTCAAAGAAATGACTTGGATTGTTTAATCAAAGAGAGTGAAAGATGGCTTTTGTTGTTACTGAACCTTGCTTCAACTGCAAGTACACGGATTGCGTTACGGTTTGCCCTGTAGATTGTTTCTATGAGGGAGAAAGTATTCTGTTCATCAACCCGAATGAATGCATTGATTGTCACAATTGCGTTCCCGAATGTCCGGTCGAGGCGATCTTCCCAGAAGATGAAGTGCCTGATGAATGGAAAGATTACATTCAGTTAAATGCTGAGATGGCACCTAAGTGCCCAAACATCACTGAGAAAAAAGACCCACTTTGTTGAAGGGAGCAAAGTCATTCCTACCGAGCACGAATACAAATATGTGGTCTCACTGGACATTGCTGAAAAGTATGACCACAAATCGCTAAAGTCTATGAGCGATGCTGTTCAAAATATCAAACAGGGTTATCTTGCTTTCTCAAAGGGCATGACACTTCGTGTTCGTTCTATCTCAGATGTCAAACGACAGAAGTGGTATATGACTTTCAAGCAAAAAGTCAACAATCGGGTCATAGAGATTGAGAAGAAACTTGATGCCCGTGATGGCGTTGATCTTTGGGAGGTTTGTGTAGGTCGTTTGACTAAGAATCGTTACATCATAGATGTGGATGGTTTGACATGGGAACTGGATTACTTCTGGAAAGGCCATCATTTGTATTTCATACAAGCTGAGGTCGAACTGGATGAGGGTGCTCCTCGTCCTAAGAAGTTGCCAGATTTTCTTAATGACTACATTCTTTATGAAGTGCCCTTGACAGATGATAGGTTTTCTAATAAAAGATTAGGAGACGCTGAATACGCCAATCGGCTTTACAAAAAACTTGAGGAGAAAAAGAAAAATGGCAAAGCGTAAAAGGAATTACGATATTATTTACAGAAAACCGGCTGCTAAGTTTTTCTACAAAGGAACACACAGTCATCCCGTTCGACGAACCGTATTGATTGTTGAAGACAATCCAGAATTTATTGTTGGCTATGAACTGCGTGCTGGGAACACAGTGCGTTCAATGAAGGATGCTCCTGTTCACACTTATCGCAAGGACAGAATTGCACGTTATGGTGATTACTCAAGGCTGGAGCAACATATGCCAGCCGGGAAAACAGAACGAAGCACGACGCTCCGTCGAATGGATTTGCTGGAGTACGTCAAAGAAGGAACATAATTGTTCTTTTGAGCTTTGCTAAAAGAAAAAAAAACCGTAAGATTTCTTACGGTTCTTTTTTTGTACTCATTTGATCAAATAGAGTTTCCAGATCGTTTCTTTCTCGTGCTGACAATTTGCTGTATGTTATTTTAACAACAGGCTTAGGTTTATCGCATTGGTCACTGTGATGTTTTATCACAGTGACCGTGTACGAAGGGATATTGTGAAAAACGCATTTTTCCCAATTCCAAATATCCATCTTACATAAAGAATACCCAGAAACCAAATGCCAACTGAAGCATAATCAGAACAGCCAATACCATGTTGACAACTGAGTCCGTGCCTCCAGATTTAGTTTCGCCTTCTTTAACTCTTTGTTGAACCTGAGCAGCCGCAGACATGATTGGCTGATGCATGTGCATGGCGTGATCATCTTCTTCGCTGAAATCGATATTTTCCATCATGGTTTGAATACCGGTAACAACAGCTTCAGAGATAGCTGGGCCAAGTTCAGGGCAGAGTTCTTGTTTTGTAACATACTGCTTGTTGTCAGTAGCATAGTGTTCTGCAATGCCAAGGTGCTCTCGCATCTGGAGACGTGTTTCTGGCTCAAGTGATCTCACTTCAACTTCAACGATCTCCCCATCCCTGACATGTTCCACTCGCTCTTCAGCAAGCACATTCTTGTGTTTTTGAACGATTCTTTTTTCAAGATGGAGTGGTCTTTTTTCTTCAGCAAAAATCTCAACAACTTTATCACCATCATCGTTAAATGACGTGTGACGTTCAGCCATACGACCATCAAATGTAGTTTGTTCGATATCTACAGAATTTGAGTAATCTTCGCAGCAGCAACAGTGCCTGTTGCCATGACCATCCGACATCGTTCTTTTATCAACGTTAGCCAAAATGACCTCCTTAACTTAAGCGTCCTTGAATAGACAAGCAATCGTAAAAATATGTAGTCATCATAATAAAGATTTTTGGAACTTCAGATGCCCCACTTATCTCTAAGACGCTCTAAATATTCTCCTACTTTTTTCATCTTTTGCTCTTTGCGAGCTTCTTTTTCAGCTTTCTTGTGAGCTTTTCTTATTTGAACAGCCTCTTCGTGAAGTTTTTCAATTCTGTCTTCCCATTCCGGGAATGGATTATATCTTTCTAAATCCCCAGCAATTTCCACAAAAACTTCATATCCTTTGAAAGTAACTGTCAGACGTTTTTCGTGATCAATGTACTTAATTTCCAAATGAATGCCTCTATTTAAGCCATCGAACATCCAGCCAACTTCATAAAGCCCACCACTTTCTGCATCAAATACAGGAATTTCATTCATGATTTGTTCATTGCCGAAAGAGTCCATTGGCACTTCATAGGGATCTTCCCACAGAGGTTCTGATTCAGAACTGTGAAAAGTTATTGGGCTTCCTAAAAATTTACAGATAACTCCGAGTTTCCCACCCGGACCCATTAAATTTTTTCTTGTTGCTTCTATGGTCCTTCTTTCTTTGACCATAGATTCCTTGGAATCCATTTTCCCTCCTGAATTGTTACTCCTATATATTAGTGAAGGAGGGGCTATGTTCAAAAAACTCAAATCAATGTTTTCAAGTTGTTTTAACTTCTACGAAACAGGCACAGAAATGGAAACCAGTGCCAGACGACGTTGGAGAATTAAAAAGAAACAAGTTAAATCTGGACCTGTTACAAAAGATAAAGAAATAGAATATCTGATCAATGATCGTTCAACGCCTGATTTGGTTAAGATGGTTATGCCACCTGAGCCTTACAATCTTTTGAATTATTCAGTTCATCAATACAAAGGTGGTGGTTTCCCATCTGATTCAGATGAAGGGCGTGCTGCAAATGTGTATGTGACGGTTACAAACTGTTTGAACATGATGCGTAAGTATTCTAACAAACCTTTAGTGCGATGGGCTGGCACAAAAGACCTTGCTGTTCTTCCTATGGCGGGAACTGATTTCAATGCATTTTACAATCGTAAATCAATGCAGTTTTTCTTTTCTTATGACCCTGTTGCAAAGGTGCCAATTTTCACATCAGAATCTGCTGACATTGTTGCTCACGAATTGGGCCATGCTATTCTTGATTCATTCCGACCTGACACATGGGGAGTTGCATCTCTTGAAGTTTGGTCTTTCCACGAAGCTTTTGCAGATCTAACAGCATTACTGTCAATCATGCAACACGATGAAATTCTCAAATATGTTCTTGCTGAAACCAAAGGCAACATAAGAATGGAAAGTGTTATGACTCGTTTAGCGGAAAGTATGGGACGAGCAATTTACAACATTACAGGTGGTCAGGGCGGTCGTCCAAAGAATCATCTTCGATCAACAATCAACAACTTTAAATACGTCAATCCGGGAACGCTCCCAAAACAAGCTCCTCACAACAAACTTGCCGCAGAATGTCACAGCTTTGGTCGTGTTTTTCTAGGTGCTTTTTATGATATTATGGAAATGATGTATCATGAAAATGTCGCACAGGGCAAAAGTCAGTTGAAGGCTCTTAAAGAAGCAAGAGATACTTTGGGCAAATATGTCTTCAAGGCAATTATGCATGTTCCAGTGAATGTCAAATTCTATGAATCATTTGCTAAAACAATGTTGTGGGTTGATCACAATCAACCAAACCGACCTTATTTTGAAAAGATGCGAGAAATTTTCCTTGATCGAAATTTGATGAAGCCTCAAATTCGCATGTTGAGTGCTCCTCCTGTTGATGAAGATGGAGACGGCATTGTGGCTTTGGGAAGTCAAGTTCCAATGACTTTGTCTCATCACATCATTCGAGCACAGGGACAAGATGAAAACCCACTTTATGACGTAGAACTCGTTGCTGCCAAAGAAGGTGCATTTTTCTATGATCAAAATACTGGAAGTGCAATTGATCACGTCAGTGTTTCTGACGAAGATGTTCTTAGTGCTCTTCAGGATATGATTGTTTTTCTGCACGAAACTGGTGCAGTAAGTGATGATGAGTCTACGCCTTTTGAGATTAAAGATGGAAAATTAGAGAGGACTCATTTTTCATGGTAGATTTGTCTAAGATATCCAATGTCATGGCTTACAGCCTGCCTTTGAAACCCAAAGGCTCGCCTGAGTATCAAAAAGACTACAAACCGGAGAATCATGCGGGTTGTGGCTGTAAGCCCAAAACTGTGACTACTCCTAAGAACGTTTGTCGATGTGCAGCAATTCGGTACAAAATTATCTAATTTGCTCTGGACATTAAAAATTGTTTTTTGTAAGAAACTCTCAATGGATTATTCAGGGCAAGAGCTAATATACTCTTGCCTCTTTTTTCAAGGAGAGAATCATGGTTGAGCGTTATGGGGAAGATTTTTTCCCGGAAGATATTCTTAGTGTTTATGACTCGGTTGACGAGGAAAATCCATATTACGACGACGACGACGATGACGATGATTACCAATCAAATAATGATTGGTATGATGACGATGATGAAATTTACGATGACATCGATGAAGAAGACGAATGGTACAATGAAGACGATGATGAATGGGATGACGATGATGACGACGAATGGTACGATGACGATGATGATTTAGACGATGACTTGTATGATGAGGACTATGAATGACAGCAATATTTTTGTTTCGATTCGTGGTGGTAATCCACATGTTAGTTTGCATAGGAAACGTAACTTGTTTCTTTTTGCTTCCTTTTGTTGAGCCCCCATGGATAGCATTGCCTTGTTGCACGTTGATATTCTTTCTTACTTTTCAAAAAGAGGTGACATGTCCTATGACTCGTTTTGAAAATAAGTTGAGACGCCAACTGGGAATGCGGGAAATTCGTGGCTTTATAGGCCACTACATGATTTGGCCGATTAAAAGAAGAATTCGGGATCGAAAAAGAGCGAAACTATATCCGCCAATTAAGGCAACAATGTTTCAGGGTTTGCAACTCAACTCTTCTTCATCTTCTTCTTCATCCCTTTAGACATGTGCCTTCGCTGGTAATATTTGGCATCAGGGCTTTTTCGACCATAGACAGGTGGATTCTCATTATTATTGTGATGAGGAAACGCTCCAGCTCCTTTTTTAGCTATTTCTTTACTGTCACGTTCGACACTTCCCACGGATGAATCCATGGTGCCACCACCACCCGGACCAGCAAGACTCTCTATCATCTGAAACCACTTTTTGAATGTCATAACACTAATATATACCAAACCAGCTTTGGAAAAGGTAAACATGAGCGATAATAATTGGAATGGCATCATGAAGGTGCTCTGGATCAAGCAGGAAAGAGATGGCGAAGTCATCTATGAACAAAATAACATTCGCAATCTTTTACACACAGATGGTGAATCTTTCATTTTGAGAGCAGTTTTTACTGGTGGTCAGGTCAGTTCTGTGATTCCCACGAACTATTATCTGGGATTAGATAACAGATCAGAAATTGTAGCAGCAAACACTTTAAGTAGTCTTGTTGCTGAACCAACTGGTGATGGCTATGTTCGACAAGCTGTAGCTTCTGCTGGGGATTTTGTGGTGACTCTTGAAGGTGTAAATTACCGAGCAACAAGTCCAATTGTTGCATTTCGTGCAGAAGGTGGTAGCTGGGGACCAGTCCAGAATATTTTTCTAACAGATAGTGCCACCACATCAGGCACATTAATATCTTCTGCTCAATTAGATACAGCAGTGACTGTTGCCGATGGGGATCAAGTTACCATGAGAATTGGCTTGGTGTTGAAAGATTGTCCATAAATCATCTTTCAGATTCAGATATTTCACCAATGTCAATATAATGCATGATTCTTAAGAAATCATCATTTTGTTTAACTTTATTTTGCTCTCTATAATTCAAACGCTTAGAGCCTCCGTCCTCAATGTCCAAAAGAGATTTTGAGGAAATTTCAGATACAAATAAAGAATAATAATCATCTCTTTGAGATTGATCCATATCTCTCCATTCTTTGTCGCTGATTCTTTTTGGCTCACTGCCTGCCCTGTTTGGCAGCGTAATTTCATATCCGTCTGCTAATATCTTGACGGGATGCATTTTTTGATTGTTTTTGAGGTGATATTTGCAAAATATTTCCTTTGCTGGTTCGGATGTTGCTTTTCCCATGAACCATACTGGCACAGACACTCCTACAACTTCTACGGACTTTCCGTTGTGAAGATCATATCTTTGATCACGTGTCAGACGAATGTTGTGATGAATTGTTAGTGAAAGCATTTGTTTTGTGTTCATACATACCTTTAGGTCTTAACTGGAGTGTAACCATGCAAGGAATTCGTGTAAAGTACATTTTGTATCCGATGTCAATCATAATGAGCATAGTCATGTTAATTGGCATCAGTATAAGAGTGCAAAGAGCAAACGTTCTGGAAATATCTGTTGATAACTCTAATCCAGAATTGACGATGCCTATCGTTGAAAATGACCCTTATGCACACTTGGCTGCAAATGTAGCTCCTGTTCCCAAAAGAGGAATTGAGTATCGAAAATGGTTGCAGGCTTCTGTTAGAATTCGAGTATCTTATGCATCAGGTTCAGGCACTATTGTCTATTACGATGATAAAACAGGTTGGGCATACATTCAGACATGTGGCCATCTTTGGGGTGGCATGAAAAGCAACATGTCAGCCGAAGAAGGTAAACGAAGAAAAGAAAAATGTCGTATCAATGTTTTTTATCACAACGAAAAGAAACTTGATCAACCAAAAACATACAGTGCAGATGTGTTGTATTACAATAACAGAGGTGGTCCCGGTGGTGGACACGATTGTGCGTTAATTCGATTTAAGCCCGATTGGAAACCAAATTATTTTCCTATTGCACCTTCAGATTATCGATATAAACCGGGCTCAATGTTACATTCAACTGGATGCGATGGCGCAACAGAAGCTGCACATTATGATGTGCGTGTCATTGGGTTTTCTAATTCTTCTCAGTTTCCAAGTTTGGTCACTACAGAAAACAGTCCAAGACCCGGACGTTCGGGTGGAGGATTGATGAATGACAGTTATTTTGTGGCTATTTGCTGGGGCACTTCAGATCGTTCTGGTAATGGTAACGGGTTCTTTACACCATTGAGTACAGTACGATATTACAACGAAAAAAATGGATTTGGTTGGCTTAATGATGTTGGAAGTAGTTTGGCAAGACAAATCCCAATTAAAGACAGAAACAACCCTCAAAGAAGGTATGAACCAGATTACATTCCATTGCCGGGACGTTAAACGTTGTCTCTCCAAGCTTTACCGAGTTCGCCGATGTGATCAGAATGTACAACAGTATCAAAATCCTGTTGTGCTAGTTGGAGCAATTGTCTCGCATATCCTTGTCGCCTAACATCTGGCATTGTGTAAACATTGGCAATTTGGGCATTAGTTCCATCTCTTGATACAACCTGAAGGGCACTAACAGCCTGCCCATCAACCATGTAAATGTATCGATAAGAACCATGCGGTGAGACATACTTCACCGCACCATTCTTAGTGTCACCGCCCAAATTTTCTTCTGGGCCAATCTGACTGGTTTGACCTGCTGGACTCAGAAGGTATTGCAGCATTTCATTTTCTAACCAAAGTTTAAACTTCATGCCTTATGTATGTCACAAGTTACTCATATCTCCATCCCATCCAGATTGCTGCGTGGAAAGAGGTTTGTAAAAAGGGCATTTGACACGAAAATCACATCTTTTACAGTGATGACCAACATTTCCCCAAACTTTATCCGGGTCAGATTGTTCAATTCTTTTGAATGTCTTCAAAAGCTCTTGTTCAACTTTTATTAATGTTGATTCTGTGAAAGTCGCCGCTACTAAACTTCCACCATCCACGTAATACAAACCTGCTTTAATGTTTTCAGGTTCAATTTCAAACTCTCGTTGTACCGCTCTTGCATAAACACACAATTGAAGATCCTGTGTGATGGTTTTTCTTGTTTTTCTCCATCGACCTTTCTTGGTTGTTTTGTAATCTATGATCCAAGCTTTGTTGCCTTTAATGATCAAGCGGTCGATAAATCCTTTGACAAAACGTCCGTGAGGAGGATCAAGATCGTAGTAAATCTCATGTTCAACAATCCCATCTGTCCCCATGCTATCCATCAGTTTTTGAATGGATCTCAAATCTTTGTTGAGTCGTCTTTGATATTCTGCTGGAAGCTTTTCAGGGGCTGTAACGCCTTTTTCCAGTTCAATTTTTCCTTTCAAAACATCAGTGGTTACATCACCCAAAGGGATTTCTGCTTTGTGCTCAACAAAATGTTCAGCTATTTTGTGTATGATTTTTCCATACGTGAAGTAGAAAGGCTCTTCATCGTCTCTTTCTACTTTGAGATGATATTGATATTTGTACTTCTGTTGGCATTGATCGTAAGTATTTTTTCGGCTGACCGATATGTGATTGATATCCATAGAGTTTCCTAATCTTTTTACGAGATGCTATTGCAACATCTCTACGTCATCGATATTATCGTCAATCTTAGAAAAATACACAAGAGGAATTGTAATGGCGGTCGATTATGACTCGTTTTTAAATTGGGCGACTGATCGCTTTGGGGAATCAAACATCAAATTCCGCAAAGGGGGACGAGAAATTTGCACCCACAGTTTCTTTGTAGACGGTCATCCTGATTTTCCTGATGGTGATCACAAATTTAAACTCTGGATGAATCCAGACGGTGGGAAAAACGAGCTTGAAGGAGGAGCTTACCGTTGTTGGTATACAGATCATATGGGATCATTGATTTCCCTTGTCAGCATTGTTGATAAAGTTCCATATGATGTTGCGGCAGATATTATCTGTGACGAAATTCCCCTTCGAGCTTTGGAAAAAAAAGTTCATGATTTTTACAGCGTCAAACAAGATGATCCTCAAGAAACCATAGAAGAAATTAAACAAGAGCTGGAATTCCCACCAGACACATATAAAATCGAAGAAGTTCGAGGTCATTGGATGGGAGCACGTGCGTTAGAATATCTTGCCAGTCGAAAAATTCCATCTCAGGGATTTTATGTTTGTATTGACGGTGATTACAGAAATCGCCTTGTCATTCCATATTACAACAAAGCAGGTGAATTGTTTTATTACAATTGCCGAACATTAGATAAGAACCCAAAAACCTTGAGGTATATGAAGCCACCTCCTGAAGATGCAGATCAGGAAAATGTTCTTTATTTCCCTGAATGGCCTGCGGCAGGAAGCAAAATTTATATCACAGAAGGTGAATTTGATGCTTTCACTTTATGGTTGTCTGGCTTTTATGGCGTTGCCTGTGGCGGAAAATTTCTTTCATCATCACAAATTGAAATGATTCGTGATTACAAAGTAGTTTTAGCATTTGATAGCGATGATGCAGGTGAACAGGCTTTGTTGAATATTGGTGAAACTTTGTTGGCTGATGGCTTTCAGGACATGCAGTATGTTAGACCACCTAAAGTTTTCAAAGACTGGAATAAGCTTTTAGAGCAAAGAAATATCGATACCCTAAAAGCTTATATCCAGCGTTTTGAAAAACCGTACAATAGTTGGACGGTCAATTCGTTGACTGCCAAAAGGCTTTAGCAAGTGCAGTTGTCGCACGAGCATCCATCACAGTGACAATCGACACAGCTACAAACTGTACAGTCGCCCGAAGTACAGCCTTCGCATTTACAAGTACATTCGTTATTCATGGGAATCTCCTTTAATCATATTTAGTCTTTACTCTGGTATATTATGCATTCAAAAACAATAGAACAACTTCAATATTTTGTGGGAAAAGTTTGTACTGTTCTCACCTCACCTGTAAACCGTGAATTTGATGAGCTAAGAGCACGGGAGCATTTTGTGCTTCGTGTTGGGGCAATTAACCTTGATGGAATCTGGGGAACTCATCCCGGAAGTGGGATGACCAGCTTTTTTCAATGGTCGCCCAGTTTAATTGGGATATGTGAAGAAATTGAGCTTGATCCAAATAATCCAGAACATGCTCAAATGATTGAACAATATGAGAAACAAACTGGACAGAAGATCAAAAGCGACATTTCTTCCCCGGTACCAACTAAGAAAAAAGAAAAAGATTTGGTGCAGCTAAAAGAGCCACCAAAAAAACAAACGGCACCTGATGAACAAGTGCCGTTTGTTGACATTTCAAATTTAGAAAAGCTCGCTGCTCAAACTAAAATGCAATATGATCAATATGATTCAGTCAGAGATAAGCTTTCCCCTTAAATCTTTCACTCTTTCTCCTATTGATTGCGTCCTTCTTCTGACTCGGTCACCTAAAGGGCTACTTGAAGATTGGGGCATTTGAGGAATTGATGATTGCGTTCCACCAACTTCTGAAGAAGTTTCTGGATCAGTTTCTGATCCGGTTTTTAGTTCTTCAATTTTCTTATCCACTTTGTCATTGATGGCCATTCTTGCTTCGGCATTTTCAAATTCATCATATGATTCTTCTTCTAGGTCTTGTATTGCCATTAGAATTTCAAGTTCGAATTCAGGGTCCATTTCGACTCCAGCTTGTTCGAATTCTTCCATTGCACCTTTGAAGAGATCATGATTTTTGTATTTGCCCCATGGGGTATCATCTTCTTCAGGAGTTTCTTCAGGAACATCTTCTACAGGTTCATTTTCAGAACTTTCTGAATCTTGAGGCGTAGGCACGCTTTCAGTATCTCCTAAATCTTCAGAAGCTTTCTTTTGTTTTTGTGCTTCTTTTTCCTGATTCATCCTGTCAATTTGTTTTTCTAAATCGCTTTTTTCAGGCTCTTGTTCATTTGAATCTTCTGGAGCATTTACATTTGTAGTGTTTGCTACTTCTTCGCCTTTATCTTCACCTTTATCGATAGCTTGTTTTACTGCGACTTCTTCTGGCGTCTTTGCTTTTACATAAGGAATTTTAAACCCATACATTCCAGACACATGACCAAGTAAGCTTAATGCCCTTGCCTTGGCAGTTCCATTTGGCTCCCATCTCAGTTTATTTCTAGCCGCTTCATGATTTTCAAGTCCATAATGAGCAACTATTGCATCAAGAACAGCATTGGTTACTTTGACCCAAGAGGTATTTGTTCCTGCAATAAAACCAGCGGCCCCTTGTTGGAATCTAGGATCATTTGGTGCTATTTTAGCACCAAATTGTTGAAGTATTTTGTCTACTGCTTGTTTGCTGGTTTTGCCTACAACATGCGGAGACCAATCATCATCGATATCACTTCCAGCCAAAGGTTCTTGAGGCAAATCACCTTGTCCATCGCCTTCAATAGGTTCTTCCTCAGCAGCAACATTTATTTTGCTGGGCATAACAGTAGCTCCGGCACTGTCAATAGGTGGATCAACAGGTGAATCAGGGGAACCTTCAGGCGAAACAGGTGCTGGTGAATCAGGTGTTCCTTCTGGTGAAACAGGTGCTGGTGCATTTGGTGCAGAAGGTGTTGGTGTTGGTGAGCCAATACCGGCAACAAGCTTTGGCAGTTTTTTATTGACATAGGCAATGAGTGCTTTTTTGACCTTTTCAATTTCACCAACAATGCTGTTGTTTCTTTCTAACAGAACTTCATTGACGCTTTCCATTGTAGGATCGTCATGAATCAACCTTCTTGCACCACGAGCAATACCTTTGCCAATATTTTTAGCAGAAGCTATTGGGTGAGTGAAAAGTTGCTTCCAAAAACTCTTTGCTGGAGTTGACCCTTTGCCAGTAGGACCACCCATTGGTGCAGGGCCTGTAGGCGCAGGGCTACCAGAGGGAGCTGATCCTCCAGAGGAGGTTGGTCCACCGCCCGTTGGTGCAGGACCAGATGGAGCTGACCCGCCACCCATTGGACTACCTCCAGAAGGTGCTGGGCCACTGCCCATTGGTCCACCAGATGGTGGAGCACCATAATTTCCCATAGCACTGGAAACTTTTTTGGCAAGATCGTCCATGTATTTTGCAATACGTCTGTTAAGCTTTTCTCCCCATTTATCGACTTTTGGATTACCTGTTCCGGCAGGAGCAGCATCTTCAAGAAGTGCAATAATGCCTGATCTATGTTCGTCTATGATTGAGTAAACCAGATTCTTACATTCACTTTGCTCTTCTGCTAGAAACTTTTCCAAATAAAAATCAGGCAATTTATGTTCTGAAAGAATTGTATTTGGCAATCTTGTGTTTTCATAGATTTTCAACTTGAGCAAATCCAGATGCATATTAATAGCATCTTCTATACTTACGTTGTTTTGAACTATACTTTCAGAAAGTGTTTTTTGTCGATATTCAGATAAGCTTAACATGTGTTTCCATTCCCCTTTGGGTTTCTATTTATGTCTTTCATTAAGACTTGGGAGGCATATACTCTCCGATTTTCTTCAATGCCATTAAATTTGAATCATAAGATTGAAACTGACTAGGCAAGTATTGATATGAAAGCCTGTCAAAAACCTCAGATTTATCCTCTGGCACATCAAAATAAACATGCCTTCCTCTTTTGCCAATTACTTTCAACCCTATGGCGTTTGGTCGATATTCGTGCATGAGAAGATAAGCAGCCACACCAAGATCAGAAACAACTTTGTTGTTCTCATTTTCTGGTGGTTCACATTCATTGATTTTCTTCAAAAACATCAAGCAGGAATCAAAGGTATAGAATTCATTAGGTGGCTGGTACTCCAGCACCAAATTGTCAAATTCTACCATTTCTTCTTCACTTGAGCATTCAAAGTAAATCGATCTGCCTTTTTTCCCTATAACGACATATCCATGCATAAGGATGTACGCTGCCACCCCTAAATCATTCACGAATTTATGTCTTGCCATTCTTTCCCCTCTTTCTTCTATTCATTCTATTGGCTGACAGTTTTCAGCAGCAATCAAACAACCTTTTGCCACTGAATAAACTGGATCTTTAGGTCTGATGACACTGCCGATTTCAATTGGAAGATCAGCGTTTTTGAGAACATCTCTAAACATATCATCAAAACCCGGAGGACTTGATGTGCCACCAGCAACAACAATGTCAACTGGATGATCAAGTCTGGCTTTTTTCTCATGTTCAATTAAACCCTGTTTGATTCCAGCAACAGTCTTTTGAATCATGAGTTCGTATTGTGTTTTAATTGCTCTTTCGACAAGAGAAACAGGCTCTTTCGATAAATCAATTTTTGTTTTTTCTTTGTTAATGAAGGCAATTGTTTCACCAGTTGCCTTAGCAGATTGTTTATCAATCCAGTCGCCACTGTTGACAATGGCAAAGGTAAAGACTTCTGCACCATAAAGTCCGAACGCAACATTAACCATTCCTGCTCCGCAGTTGTGAATAGTCAGTTGTGGACCAGAGAAAGAATGATCTCCCGGAACTTGTAAATCGTAAACTTTACCCTCGTATTCTTCGTGTTCAATTGCTTGAACTCTACCGCAGCAAAATCCGTCTTCAAGGAAAATTGATTCTTTGAAACAACCGTTGTCGCAATTTGTTTCATTCATATTTTGGACAAGTGAAGAACAAATTTTCTTACCAGCAACACTGACCGTCCACTCCATCTTTTTTCCAAAAATGATCCTATTTTCTTGTTTAAGAATATGTTCTCTAGGTTCTCTCCAACCGACACTAGATGCAAAACCAATTCTGGAAAATAATTGTTTAGCCAGAAGTATGAGCTTTGTGTTTGTGTTTCCGAATACGATTTGATCTTCGGAGATCGTTCCATCCGCTCGAACCATTCCACACAGAAGGTTGAAGCATTCTGAGTTTGTCAATCTGTCGATTGTCCATGGGTAATGCTTTTCTCCGCTGTCATCGTAACAGTGGTTTTTCATCCAGTTAACCAAGCCTTGACTGTAACACTTCAATCTTGTGACAGACTCTCCCTTGCTTGTTTCTGTGGAGTTTTTACCAAATCGTTTCGATAAGATTTCTTTGGCATCCTGCACGTAATCTGTTTCGTGTGCTCCAAAGTCAATTTGAATACAACCTTCTTTTTCACTGATACTTCCATCTCCCATAAAGTATCCCATGAATCTTTGTAGATTTGGCGTAGATTCAATTCTTTTCTTGTTCCATTTCTTAGAACAAGTTGTTCTTTCGCAGAGATTGATTGAAGGTCTTGTGGCGTTTCTATTTTGCCCAATAATTGGTTCACCAACTATATCTCCAATTTCTATTTCTTCACAACCAACCCAATTCCATTTCCCGTTTCTTTTGACATACAATTCATGATTATCCACAAATTTGTACTCTTCTGTGTTGTTTGAATAACCTGCGATTTGAATTTTTGTCATAATTCCATCAAAAGGCTTGACTATGACTTTGTTAATTTCACTCCATCGACCTTTGTGTGTAATAACCTTATCGCCTTCCTTGACTTTTTCAATTTCAACAATGCCTTTATCAGTGTATATTTTAGTGCCCGGACATAAACATGAAATGCCGATGCCCGTAAACATCTTTTCTGATAATTCAGAATAAACCAGAGCCATTCCTTCATTCAAAGGACGTGCATCTAGTGTCAGCCCTTCTGGTGATTTGTAGGCTTTGAATACAGCTTCAAGAACCTTTGAGTGATAATCTGCATCTGTTTCAGCATTGATGGCATTTGCCGGAACGCTGTAGTAGACAAGTTCTTTATCGTTTGTGACATTATCTAACAAACTGTGCATCATGATGCTCATGATTTGAAAAGCATCGCTTTCGGCTGGGTTAACACAACCGTCTTTCATTGGGCGACTTAGTTCAAGCTGAGTCATTGTGTAAGCCATGTTTATGGCAGCTTCACCCAATGCATAAGCAGTATTTGCATCTTCTCGTTGAATCAGCGGCACGCCAGCCTTTTTCATCATATTAAAGACAAATGGATTGTCTAATGAAAACTTCAAAAAGGCATTGACTTCTTTTTTGAAGACAAGATCTTTTTCGTCATTCCTTTTGCAGCTAATCAAATTGTATGTTCCACAATCAAACCCTATCAATTTTCCTCCTTAACCTCTTTGCCAAAGTTCAAAGTTCCACCTGATATGAAATTAGGAATAATTGGTTTTACCTCTTCATCATCAAGAAATGAGGTCTTTTTCGTTTCTTTTTGAGTTGTTTCAGCAGAAGCGACAACAAGACCGTCAGCATTGACATTAATTGTAATATCAAGTGAAATTTCTATTTCTCCCTCTTTTGGGACCACTTTGATCTTTGTGGCTGGTGTATATCTTTGAACCATAGTGTAGTTATTTAGTTGTATCAGGCCATCTTTCAAACATTTTGTCTACTTGAGTTAATATCATTTCGCTTGTAATTTCTGTCAGACAGGGTTTTGGGTTCTTTTTCGTCTTAGGGCAATTTCCCCAACTGTAACATGGCCCACACGTCCACGTAGGATCATCATCTCTGTGTCTTTGAACAAGGAAGAAATCATACCACTCCCCATATTTTTTTCCGTCAGCGAAAGTAAAAATTCCTGTAAGCGGCTTGCCCATTCCCCCAGAACAGTGAAATGCCGCCGTGTCCACACTGACCACATAATCAGCTTCATGCAACACAGCCATCCATAAACGCAACTGATGTTGAGTTCCCACGGTAGGAACATTATTTTGCTCAAGAATCTCTATTGGGAAATAATGAAGACCCAAAGCATAGCAGTTTCTCTCATGCAGTCCGTCAATTAGTCCCATCAACTGATGATCCAGCAGGTTTTTATTAAACATTGCAGAAACCGGGCAAACAACAACGCAAGGCCCTTCTCGATCACGATATTCTTCGATTAATTCTCTCCCTTTTGCCTTTTCGTCTTCTGTGAGCTTAATGTGCATGTTGTGCCTTGTCAGCTTCATGCCACAGTGTTCAGACCAGATATCACTTCGGTTAGGTGCGGGAAAAGGAGCAAGTTTCATTTCCATTCTGCCACAAGCAGTGGTTGTATTGTAATGTGCTATATAATTTCTTCGATCAACCTGTGCACAGTCCAGCACTTTATCAATAAAAGGGTGATCTTTAACCGCTGGGTGGTACATGGCGGGACAAGCGAAGTGTATTTCACAATCCGGCATTAACAACTTAATGTCCTCAAACATCATTCGATGCATAAAAATATCACCAAGGCCACCTACATTTCTTGTGATCAGAATTCTATTTCGCTTTTCATAAAAATCAAATAAGTTTAGTGTTCGTTTGATTTTGTCTGGCCGACGACGTTCAACACGTTGACTGATTATTTTTCTTGGCATGCCCTAATAAGAGTGTGTCAATAAAAAAAGCCGCACAAGTTTAACCTTGTACGGCTTTGTTTCATTTGAGTTTCTGTTAGCTATTGCAGACAGATCGCACGGATGCGATGACAGTTGCGGTTGCTCCAGAACCCTTGAGTCGAATTTGAGTGATGCTGAGGTCACCAGAGTTGAACACCTGAGTTTCGCCGTCAGCAAGTGTGAAGACAACATCAGTGTCGCCGTTCAATTCACCTGTTACTGTAGCACCAGAAGCCTGAATTTGCAGGAACTTAGCTGGGCCACCATGAGTTGTGACGAAGTCAATTGTGTTAGCAGTTGTGTAACCGGCTGCCAAGGTGTAAGAACCACCAACAGCAAACGTGTTTTCTTCAGGAATGTCACTGTAGACAGATCCGTCATCAGTTACAGTTTCGATGAATGCGAATTCACGAGCAACCTGTGGGTAAGCGAATCGCTTCCAGTAGTTGCAGTCAGTGAATGTAGCACCATCCACCAGAAGGCGGTTGATCTTACCCGGTCCCATAACATAAACCTGACGCTGCTTTGAATAGTCGCCAGAGTTAGGGTTGTGAGTACCAAACGCTTCACCAAGAGCACCGTATGTGCTGCTTGAATTGGTTGATGGGTCAAGGTCCAACTGTCCCTGATCAATGTTGTTGAGATTTACTCTAAATACAGACATAAATTTCTCCAAAATTTTTAGTCGTTAAGGTCCGTCTTTTTTATGTATGCACTAAAGTTTAATTACATCAGAGTTTGGGAACATATTGCGGTATAATCGTTCACCAAGTCCTGTAGGTACTAAAGTTGTTTGTATTCCAAGGCTTGCCGCTTCATAAAGTTTAGTGCTTTCAACTCCCATCACTAAACCTGCATTGTCTATGCTAATATCCACTTCAGGAACATATCCTTTTTCCCTTGCTATTCTTTTGAGGGTTTCAATTTGCTTTTGCAAAAGTGGTCTAACTGGGTAAACGCTTTCACTGAGAATCACGCATTGTTCTGTGTGATCTTCTTTGTATGGCACAGGGACTGCGTAACTACTGATTTGACATTCTTTCATTAGTTTTTCTAAGGGATGTTCTTTGCCATCAAATCTAAGTTCTCTAATGTGTGCAAATTCTGTTTTTCTTTTTCTCATTTCAGAAATGGGAATAACATTGTCGCAATCTCGTAAATACTCCATGGATTCATCTTTGCAGCCTAAGTAAATGTTTAATCCGGGAAATTTACGTTCCATAAAGGGCCTGAGTAGTTTCAACTGTATAAGGTGCTCATTTGCGTTGCCAAAATAGCCTATACAGTAATTATTTTTAATGGATGCGTAATGTTCTAAACCAATCATAGGCTAATAGAGAAAGAATAGACTATATTATGACAAGTGAACGGGAAAAAGCAGAGCTTGGAGCAGCGACACTTCAAACTTTTTTAGAGCAATTTGGCAATGATGCACATGCTCAAATTGTGCTTGAAATTCTGTTCGAGGAGCTAATGAATGAGAAGACTGTATCTATACTTAGCCAGCAGGAGCAAGAAGGGGATCAAGCTGATAACGATACTCCAGAGTAATGAATCTGTTGCCAGATCTTCAATTACAGATTTGAGAACTTTTGATTTACCTCCAGTTTGGCAAAGAGAAATTCAGCAAATCATCCATGATAATCGCATGTTATATGAGCCGATTATGGAATCGGCCAATAATTACAATGAACTTCGTGAAAGACTAAAAGTTCGTGGGTATACGAACTTGCCAATGGGCGCATCCCAAATGATCAATGTGTTGAAATACGGGCGTCCACCCAGTGCCAATGTCAGTAGTGTAAAATCAAGAAAAATAATGCTGCAAAAAAGAAAGAATTGAATGGAACAGGTTCTTTATCCAATACCCGGAAAATACAACTTAAATGACCCCGTTGATGTCTCTGTCATCATTCCTTTGTACAACAGCAGAAATGTCGTTAAAGATCAAATTCTGAGATGGGTCTCAGATTATGATTTGAAAGTTGAGATCATTTATGTTGATGACAAATGCCCCAAGCAATCAAAAAATGCTGTCTATGAATCTTGGAACAAGCGACGTGACAAACATCAATATTTAGTCAAACTTGTTTGCTCTCATGTAAACCGAGGCTATGGCGGTGCCAATAATTTAGGTGCTCATTTTGCTAAAGGCAAGTATTTGATCTTTTTAAATTCAGATACTGTTGTTACGCCAAACTGGATCAAACCTATGATCGATGTTTTGGAAGATGAGTCAGTAGGTATTGTAGGTAACTTGCAGCTCAAAGAAGGTGGACAATGGCACGGCACAATTGACAGTGCTGGTTCTGAGTGGTCTTGGGACCATATGAATTTTATGCACATTGGTCGTCATATTTACTATGGCAAATTGCTCAAGAGACCAATTGACATCAACAAATGTCCTCCAAAAATTCTTCAACTCGAAGAACGAGAAATGGTAACTGGTTGTTGCTTTGGAATTAGAAAAGAACTTTATGATTATATTGGAGGATTCAATCTCAATTACCGAGTAGGTTACTGGGAGGACAGTGAAATCTGTCTAACAGTTCGATCTCTTGGTTACAAGGTTATGTTCCAGCCAAATTCAGTCATCTATCACAAGCTCCACCATTCAGAATCTGGCGGTCATGACTTCCATGATTTCAACAAACAATACTTCTTCAACAAATGGGTGGATACCGGCGAGATCGACAAATACGTGGAGGCCAAACGTCAACTCAAACAAACCAAGGTCTCCAAGATACTTGTTCAAAGAAAAGGAGCTAATGGAGATGTGTTAGTGGCAACATCAATTCTGCCGGGCTTGAGAGAGAAATACCCTGATGCCAAAATCGATTTTCACACTGTTTGCCCCAAGGTTTTGATAGACAACCCATACATCGATGAAGTCGTATCAAAAACAAAAGCTGATGCGACCTCCTATCACCTGAGATATAACCTTGATTATGCCTACGAGAGAATGCCTTTGGTTAACATCAGAGAATCTTATGGCATTGAATCAAACATCGAACCACAAGACCCATTCATTGGTTATTCTGCTGTTGAAGGTTTGCCTGATGATCCTTATGTGGTTATACACGCAGGAAAAACTGCTTGGGTTGGACGTAACTGGAGTGAAGGGGTTGGGTTCATCCCTTTATCATCTATGATTGAAAAACAACTAGGATACAAAATTGTTTGGGTTGGAGTCGAAGGAGACAATGGCCTTCATGGTCTATATGATTTTCGAGGGAAGACGACATTTCAACAATTGGCAACAATCATGAAAAATGCTGCTTTGTTTGTTGGAATTGATTCATTCCCATTTCATGTTGCACAAGCTGTGAATACACCGGGAGTGACGTTCTTTGGTTCAATCCTTCCCGAAACAAGAATTTACAGAGAGAACATGAATGCAGTTACTGCTGAGAGCTTGAAATGTTTAGGTTGTCACCACAGAAAAGTAGCACCAGCCACTGTAACAGATGAATGTGAAACAGGAACTTTAGAATGTGAAACTATGGTTACTCTTTCAAAGTTCTACGGAAAGATAAAGGAGAAATTATGCAGCCTGAATGTTTAGACAGATTAAGCCATCCAAAGATGGAATATTATAGAGACACCTATCAAGACAGTGAAAGGTGGAATGGTGATGATTCACTTGATGGTAAAACTGTTATCGTTTATTGCGAACAGGGCTTTGGTGACAATATTCAGTTTGCCCGTTATATCCCAAGGCTAAAAGAAGAAAATTGCAAAGTAATTTTGCATTGCTCTTCTTTTCTACATCGATTGTTTGAACAGCTTGAAGTAGATCAAATGATTGATCGTGATAACCCACATATTCCCGATCACGATTATCACATTCCTTCAATGAGCCTGCCTTTTCATTTTGATAATCCAGAAGTTAATTTCCCTTACATCTCAGTTCCTGATGTCACGGATTTATCTGATCTGAATTTGCCAGAAGATTGTTTCAAAGTTGGAATCGGATGGGAAGGCAACCCGGAACATTCTAATAATGATGAGCGATGTTGTTGTCTTAGATTTTTCAAAGAAAAATTCGCTGACTGGCCTCAGATCAAGCCTTTTGTCCTGCAAAAGACAATTCATGACAAAGAATTGATCTATGGTTGTGAAGATATGGAGCTTTACGGTAGTGAAATTCAAGATTTTTATGATACTGCCAAAATCATAAATGCTATGGATTTGATCATATCTGTAGACACGTCAATTCTTCATTTGGCGGGAGCTATGAGCAAGAAATCTATTGGTCTTTTGTCGTTTCGATGCGATCCGAGATGGGAAGTCACAGGAATTGATTGGTATCCAAGTGTTATTTTCTACAGACAAAAATATGATGGAGATTGGCAATCGGTGTTTGATGCTATTGACCTCAAAATTGCTTTAAATTAGAATTAAATAAACCTAAGAAAGGAAATGTCCATGTATCAAGGTAAACACTTCATTTCAGGACTTTTTAGCCAAGAATCAGCGAATGCATTTGTTCGTGCACAAAATCCAGCGAATAAAGAAGAGTATGGCCTTTTTCCCAAGGCAGAAAAACATACAGTTGAAAAAGCTGTTAAAGCTGCAAGAGACGCCTTTCCAGAGTGGAGAAAGTTAAGCCGAGTGAAACGTGCCGAACTCTTTGATACTTTGGCACAATTGGTTAAGAGAGACCACGACATTCTCAAGAGAATGATCTCCGATGAAACTGGTAAGAATCTCAATGAATCTCACGCTGAAGTTATTGAGGCTTTGCATATGTGCCAAGTAGCTGCGGCGTCGGGTCGCCAGCCATATGGTGAGTGTATCGCATCTGAAATCAGCGAAAAAGACGCTCGTGTCATTAGAAAGCCTAAAGGGGTTGTTGCTGTCATTTCCCCTTGGAACTTCCCTTTAGCAATTGGGTCATTTTGGTCTTCTGCACCAGCTTTAGTTGAAGGAAACACTGTTGTTCATAAGCCTTCTGAACTTACCCCAATGATTGCTCAAAAAATGGCAGAACTTTATGATGAAGCAGGTTTTCCTCCGGGTGTGTTCAATCTTGTGCATGGAGATGGAGAGACTGGCGATCACTTAGTTAGAGCTGATGTAGAAGTCATTCTATTCACGGGAAGTGCAGAAGTAGGTCAATTGATTCGACAACATTGTGCAACCACTTGGAATAAAACATGCAGTACAGAATGTGGATCAAAATCTGCTGTTATTGTGTTTGATGATGCAGATCAAGAATTGGCTTTGAATGCTTGTCTTGCGAGTGCTTTTAAACTTTCTGGGCAAAGATGTGTATCTGGCAGTAGAATTCTTGTTCAAAGAGGAATTTTGGATACCTTTGCTAAAAAGTTTGTAGACAAAGTTAGAATAGAAGCAACAACCGGAGCACCAACTGAAAATAATCCTCCGATGTACGGACCATTGATTAGTGCTGAACAAAAAGACAAAGTTTTGTTTTATAATAAAATGGTTCGAGATGACGAGGATGCTCAGGTTTTGTATGATGGAAATGAAGCTGGCTCACCTGTAGAAGGTCATTTTTTGAGACCATTTGTTTTTCAATGTGAATGGGGCGACAAAAGATTTTTCAAAGAAGAAGTATTTGGACCACATGCTGCAATTATCCCATTTGATTCAGTAGATGATGCTATTCGTATTTACAATGATACGGATTTTGGTTTGGCATTAGGTATAATCACAAACGATTACAGAATTCACAGGAAATGTGAACAGGAATGTACGACAGGCATGCTGTATATTAATGGCTCTTCAATTGGGGCAGAATCTCATTTGCCGTTTTCTTCATGGAAGAAAAGTGGAAATTCAGCAAGTGCTTCAGCAACATGGAAGGCAGTTACGCACACAACAGCTATTACAACAAATTATGAAAAAGGAATTACCTTTGCTCAAGGAATGACCATGTAGTAACGATAATAAACCATGCCTTACAAAGACATTGAAAAACGACGTGAATCAGGTCGAAAATCTGCCAAAAAACGTATTACAAAAAATACATCTCTGATCCTAAAAACAGGCAAAAGAAAGCCGAATACATTGGCAGAGTATGAATCTGATCCCGCTAAAATAGCAGCAAAATCTATTAGAAGTAAATTAAGTTACCAAAGAAACAAAGAAAAAGTTAGAATTAGACAAAAGAATCGTCGTAAAGAACTACTTGATTTCATGCAACGAGTTGCTTTGCATTATGGTTGTCAAAACTGTTGTAGTGTGTAAAAATTGTCACGCAGATATTCATCATGGTGATGTAAAAGTCGATGAATCCATGCTGTGCAATGTATCTGAAAATTTAGAAATTATCAGGGGATGAAATGAGAAATTATTGGCTAGAACAAAGACTGAAGACGCATACTTTTTGGGCTGTAATGCCCAAAGATACCATTTCAAAGAATGATATTTGGATAGACACTTCCACTTCTACTTCTGTTTTTTCGACTACCAGTTGTTATAGCGACAGTTCAACTTATAGCGACAGTTCAACTTATAGCGACAGTTCATACTTCCCGTTTAATTTTGACGCAGAATCTGGGGAGCTGAAGAAGTCCTAAATCAGTTTCAATTGTAAGCATTTTGCCATTAACTGCTGTAATCACGCCACCGCAATCTGCAAACTCTTCAACCAAATCTTCTATGAGAGCATCTTCTGAGATTGCTCTTTTTAGAAGTTTGCCACGACTGACTTTTGCACGAGCTTCTTTGCCGCAATATTCATGTGTTCTTTTATCATGTTTGGCAGTAATGTCAAAAAAGTCAGATAAATCCTGCTCTGACATCCAACCCTTAAACTCGTGAATTGAAAATGATTCTTCCTGATTATCATTTTGTGACATTGTTTACTCCTGTGTATCCTCAAAGAAACTAATGATCTCAGTTTCTTTTTCTATATATTGAGCATTTGAATATTCTGCGCAACTAGAATGGTCAGCAATCTCAACATCTTCTCTTTGTTTATACCAAAATAGATTTGCATCTATGATTTTTTGGCTCTTCAATTGTTGTGGATAAGTCCACAATCCATTAGGAAGTTTTTCTGCTGCTGACCTTTCGTTTTCAAAAGAATCATCACAACAAAATAACATTAGTTTCTTGGTTTTAAATTGTGCAGCAATTCCTATCGCTGCACAAATGGGATTTCTGTAGTCATCAATGTGATATTTTGCTGAATAAGGTGAGCCGAAATCTTTTTGTTGAGATGGTTCGTAAAAATAAGCCTGACCATGGTAATTGTCTAAAAACTCAGGGCAAGTTCTAATAGATGACACGCATACAGGGTAGTATCTTGTTAAGGAAGGGAGATATTTGGTGCATTCACTATAAGGATTGTTGACAATGTACAAATTAATTGGTTTAGGATCTTCTCCTAAATGCAAATTCCATTTCGCTAAAGCTCCATTTGTAGCAATTACCGCTACGTCTTGAGGGATCTTTCGAAGCATTTTGCTTTTGTTTTCAAAGTCATATCCATCAGAAACAATAATGATTTTGTTGAACCAAATCTCTTCTTCATCTATGTTTTGAAGATTTCTTGATCTATTAGAAATTTCATTTTTAAGAAGCTTTTGGTATTCTTTTTCGCTGAACATTTTGTTGATGTCAATATGTGGAACACCCTTGTTGTTGAAGTTACGCACCCAAATTCCATCAGCGTTGATATACTCGTTTCTGTCTTTGCTTTTCTTAATTCTCATTCTTGTCTTTTCTTAAGTTGAAGTCTAATAGTGGATTTTGGAATTCCCGTAACTTTAAATATTTCTGTAATGCTTTTTCCGCTATCAAATAGATCATAAATTTTTTGTCGATCAGCGTCTGTTATTTTTCTTCTCTTTTCACCTTTTCTTTTTCTAACAAATTTTTGAGTAATTCCATTTTGATGAAGTGCAAAACGACTTACTCCTACTTCTTTTTCGATATCTTCCCAATACATCCCTTTTTCCCGAAGTAGCTTAACCTTTTCAACTATTTCAGGAGTTACTGTTCGGTATGTTTCACGATTAACATTCCCGCCATATTTGTCATCGGCAATTTTAATTCCTGCTCTGGTTAATTGAGTTTCACTTACGCCAACTGCCTCAGAAATTTCGTTCCATGTCATTCCTTGCTCTCTAAGATTAACCGCTTTTTGTTTTGCCTTTTTAGTGAGTTTGACAATCTTTCCTTTGCCTTCGTTTTTGTGAAGACCGTTGTGTTCGAGATGTTTGTACACAGCATTTCTACTAACCCCCAACTTTTTTGCTATTGTGTTTTTGCCAACACCATTTTTTGCCAACTCAATAATTTCTTTGTCTTGTCCTGCCATGCAAATACTAGAACGTTTCCTTCTTGTTTCTTCACTGTAAACTGGCCTGCCCTCCACATAACGTACAAGATTGTAACCATGTTTTCGATTCCAAGATTTATAATGTTCTATCCAGTGTTCTTCTTTTTCTACAAGATTAGACTCATTACATTCTTCTAGGATTTGAAAATCAAAGTTTTTTTCTCCATATTTGTTCCAAGCGTGTTGAAGGTGAGTGTTGTAATGTTCCCCTTTTTTTAATTGAGGAATATGGTTACTTCTCCACCTGTATTTTATTTGCTTAGAAGACCCTATGTAACGCTTTCCATTTGTCTTATTGATGATGGCATAGATGCCGCTAATTTTCTTTTTCATACCTTACAGTAGTAAGGCAACGACATTTTTGCACTTTTATTTATTGCACGGAACGATCATCACACATTGGTTTCCATTGTCATCTTTTGAAACCATTTCATCCATGCTTATCTTTAAGTCAATTGGACTGCCTCGATAGACCATTTCAACTGTTGGCATTTCTTCAGGGAAGATTAATGGAATGCCAATGTCTTCTGGAATAACCAAATCAATTCCTTCAGGGAATCCCTGAACCTCAACTGTTGTAAACACATCAACTTTAATTGGATCTGGTTGTTCAATTGGTATCTTTCCTTCAAATTCCAATTTGATTGACTGAGGGGTTTGTATTTCAACTTCAACAGGAATTGATTGCCCTTTATATACGAGTTCGATTTCATCAGGAATATCCTGTCCCACTAAATCAATTTGAGTCGGTATAGGAGATTCTGGCCCATGAATTTTGATGTCAGTTGGAATATTGGCTTCTGATGTATCAAGTTTGATGTCTTTGATCATATTCTCCAGACCTTTTGAGTCTATTTCGACTTTTGGCATTTTGTCTGGAGCTACGATTTGAATTTCTTCTGGCAAACCTACCGTTTCATATTCAATTTTGGATGTTTGTTGAGCTTCAAAAATGTCTGCAAACTCTTCACCAAATTCGCTTGCCTCAAAGTCATTGCTGGAAAACATACGAGGAGTTTCTACTGGTCGTACCATTGTCATTTGAACTTCCATCTGAGGAATTGACGCTGGATCAATTTGCAGCATAGGAAATTCAATATCATCGACATTCAAAGAAATTTGCGATTCCGGTGGAATAATCACAATCGTTGGTGGGATCGGTGGATCAATCACAATTGTTGGTGGAATTGGTGGATCAACTACAATAATAGAAGGAATTCCAGTAACAATAATCTGACTTGGGATATCTCCGGGAATGTCAGTGGTGATTTGATCTGGAATATTGATGTCTCCGATAGAGATGTTTACCCCTTCTGTTACATCAGCACAAGGCAATACAATTGGTGGAATTTGAATTTCTGGCTCAGGCACATCACATGGAACAAAAGTGAAATCTGGAACAAGGACAGGGTCTGGAAATGGAACTTCAAATTCATCATCAATAGGAGGTGGCGGTTCTGCTGGATTGTCTCTTTCAATTGGTGTTTGAATGATCTGACACTTGTCATTTGAGACTGTTACCACTGGATCAATAGTGGCATTGATGGCATAAGTGTGCGTTCCAGATAATTCTGTTGTTGTAAATTCTCCATCGCCAAAATCGAGTCTAAAAGACGTTGAAAGAGTTGTTGCACTGATTTCAACAATGTATGTCGCTAAAACACCTGCTTCATTGTCAATTTCAGTTGTGTTGAATGTGAAGTTGACATCTGGACAGGAAAAGTCATCAAATATGATTGCCAGTTCTTCAAGGTTTCTAATCCGCCAATCAAGTGTTCTTTGTCGTTCATCAAAATTGATTCCTGTAAAATCCTCCATTTTCAGGATGGAGTCTACCAACTGATTGTGATGTTCAGCTACAACATAACTTCTAACCCAAGTTCCTTTCCTGTTCCATTTAGATGGACTGCCGCCTAATTCTCTGGCACAATCTTTGAGCTTATAGACCTTTCCATCAGAGTTCTTTTCAACTGAATCGTAATAAAACAATTCTCCATTGATGTTGCCAAAGCCATTATCGGCCCAAATTTCAGGCTTGTCTGATTTGACAGGTATAATTTCAATTTCCTGAGACCATGCCGGATTTTCTACGCATATCTTTGTCTCTGTAGTGTTGTAGACAAGATACAAAGTTGAATCATCGTCAATTGCTTTTGGATATAATGGTACAGGAGGAAAAGCCATATCAATAAACACTCATAATAAATTGAGTTCCTTCAGGACGACTGCCCAGTGAAGAGAACGTTAAATCAATCTCACTAAACTTCAGAAAAGCTTCAGCACTGTAATCAAATGAAATGTATGCTCTACGATCACCATCTGAGTCCAGCAATAAAGTGTTTGCTGGATCATCAAAGCCAGCTACTGTCGTGTCCTGAAGACTTCGATAAAGAACAGAATTCACGCCCGGACCACCAGTACTCCAAGTCTCTGCACTATTGTTCCAAGCTGAAATTGAACCAGAGTTATTTATGAAGTAGATACCGGAAATCAAATCTGTGAATTCGCCCTCTTCTTTGGTCGGTCCTTGAATGTCCTGAAGCTTTCTAAATGTTTGAACTGTAGAGCCCAAAGTCCCTTCTGTTCTGTAAAAACTCTTCAGCCTAAAGAATGGTCCCACTCCGTCATTTCTACAGAAATAACCAGTGTTGTCCTGAGACGCAGAGCGATATGTGCTGAAGTGTCCGTAAGTTGAAACTCCATCATCGTCATAAGCCGATGGATTTTGTTTCAGCTCCGTTGCCCCACTTAGAAGATCGCTATCAGTTAAAGTGTCTGTTGTTACACTCAAAGAGGTTAAATTGACAGATTGACTAACTAAATTTGTTGGCGAAACACTTGGTGCAATAGCATCCGTTGTTCCTCCAAAAGCGAAATAAAGCTGTTGGTTAGAGTTAAAACTAACCCAGTTCCATGGTCTTGAAATAGGGGACCGAGAAATATAAGTGCCACCAAATCCTTCGAATTCAGTAACTGTAATTTCTTCATCTGAAGCTGAGTCTGATCCAGATCTACCAGAAGCCCAATACAAAAGAACACTTCCTTGTTTCCCGGAAGCAGTTGAGCCTCTCTGGGCATAGCCAGCATTCTTTCTGAACTCCTGCTTTTGCTTAGTTTCTTCTGCTACTCCATCCAAGAAAGAATCATCACGAGTTAATGTCAAAGTCGGAACAGTGGTTGTTTTGAAAGTTTCACTAATCAATCCATATTCATAGTGTCTTGTTGTTACAGAATCTGTATAGATCCACATCCACAGGTTCGTGTTTTCGATGATGTCTATCGAATCTTCATACGTTGTAATTCTGTAAGCTCCAAATTCAGTATCTACTCTGAGCTTCAAATCGTAAATTCCACCAATGCTAAACAAAGCTTTTGTGAGTCTGCTGTTTTCGTGTTGTAGGTCATCGCTGATTCCCCAAATGTAACTCGTGATAGGATCAATGGCATTTCCGCTTTCATTTAAAGCTTCTCCTCCAAAGCTGATATTTGGAGTTGCTGCATTCTCACCTTCTGGCACTTCGATATTGATGATTTCATTGATTGGAGATCTGATTTTGGGTGGAGTAGTAAAAGGCCCATCAGAAGGCACACCAGCTTCTTGAGATTGACTTGCTGTAATTGGAGTGTATCTGATAACGGCTTCATCTGGAGCTGTGACACGAGCTTTGATTAAATCTTCAAAGACCACAGTGTCTTCTCCAAAGTCGTTAGAAGCAGTTAATTTAACGGTGTACAAGCCCGGTGAATTGTAAGTTTTTTCAATTGAACCACCATCTTCATCCAAGACAAGAAAATTTTCATATCCATCTGGGACTTCATCTGTAGCACTGATGATAGAAACAAGAGATACAACAGAAGTGTCATTGTCTCCGAAGTCCCAAATCAAAGTAATATTTCCTGCTGTGCCATCTGTACCCAGCCTGAAACTCATATCTGTAAATTCAACTGTCAAGGGAACTAATCCCACTCTTTTGTTCATTCTAAACCAAGCTCTTGGACGCAGTACTAATTGTCTTAGGAAATTGATTCTTCCTTCAAGAGTTGGTCCAAAAGGCTGAGTGTCTACTGTTCCCTCAATTCCCAAAAATTCCTGAATGGCAATCAAAGCATCTTTCAGATGGTTGTGGTGACGAGCCATTACGTTTTGAGTAACATTTGTTATTCTTTTAGGCTTAATCACATCAGTGAAATTAGGAAGTATTTCTAAACCTTCAAATTTGAAGTCTTCTTGATTTACACTTGAGTAATAGAACGATATGGCACGATCTTCTACGTCGCTACATTGTTCTGTGAGCGTTATAATTCCAGTTTCGGGAAAACGACTTAAAACTAAAGCATCTCCAGTAACTGTGATTGATGTATCTCCGGGATTATAATCTTCTGCCAAAGTCATTCTAAGACCATCATGAACAACAAAAAGATTGTCATCGGTATCGAATGCTTCTGGGTAGTTTGAGCTTGTGGGGACCGCCATTTATAATCTCCTACAACACCGTCAAAAGATCGGTAAGTTCTACTTTCTTTAATCGACCATCACTGAAAATAACCAACAGGGTTACAGTGTATTCACCCGGATTGGTAAAGATGTGAGACGTTTCATGTATGTCTGCATCTTCCTGAGTCTCACTTTCTCCGTCTCCAAAAACCCAGTTTCTTTGAACGATTTCACCATCAGTCTGATCTACAAAAACAAACTCTTTTGGAGAAGTAGGTGTTCCAGCAGCGGTTAATTCTGAGGCTGTTTTGACAGAGTAGGGGCTGCTGGTGCTTTCAACATAAAAGAATGGAATTGATTCATCATTATTTACTTCTATGTATTCAGTTTTTGTAGCTACACCCTGAGCACCAGTTGAGGTAATAACATTGAGTTTAACGGTGTATTTACCTTCTGTGTTATATTGATGAGTAGGACTGCGTTCTAGTGAAGTGCTTCCATCGCCAAAGTCCCAAAGATAACGAACAGCATGTCCTGTTGAAAAGTTTTGAAAACGAACTTTCATGGGAGCTGGTCCTTTGATTGGAAAAGCTCTGAATTGAGGTTTTGGTGCCAAGAATCTAACTTCCTGAGCTTTCAAAATTCCATTAAGAGACTCAGCTTCTGGGTTTTCTTCTAGGCCCGCATTGGTCTGCATGTTGATAATTGCATCTTTGATAGCATTATGATGTTCAGCAACAACTGAATTTGTGACAAAGTTCTCCTGACCAGCCCACATATTTTGTCGTGAGCCCGCAAATCCTCTTTTGAGATTTTGGAAAGTGTGTGCTGTTTTCTTCTCATAAACTATGAGTTCAAAAGCTCCATCACCTTCTGGTGCACCGCCAATTCTAATTTGACCTTTTTCAGGAAACCCTTCAGTTGATTCCACAACTACAATTTTGCCATTATATGGCAATGTTTGTTTTAATATGGTTTTAGAGTTATTTGTTGCTTCCCAGAGTGTCTCTTTGTCATCCAAAGCTTCTGGGAACAAAGATAGATCACCTGTGACGTAATCGTCATCTAAAGATGAAATTTTATCAATCATTTTTTATTCACCCTGCCTTGTGCTCTTCCTTCCAATTTGACCTTCGGCTTTAATTTCTCAAGCGCCTTTTCATTGTTTTCTATCATGCTGTGTTGTACTTTTTGTAACATAACAGAAAGGTGCTTTTTGACAGGTGAATTGTCATTTAACGCCATGATTGTTTTAACAAGTTCAGGATCAAGAGGTTTGCGAAGTAAAATTCTAAGATTGAATTCTTCAAGCAATTTTTCATTCCAATACTCAGCTTGTGCTTCAGAATCGTCCATTGGCTTTAATTTTTCAATCTTTTCTAATTCCTCAAACGCAGATAGAAAATATGCAGATTCCTCCTGAGTGAATTTGATTTTTTGCTTCACCTTTTCTGTGGATTCCTCTAAGTGTTTCTTTTCACGTTCGAGCTTTCTCTTATTTATCTCAGCTTCCTTAATATTTAAAGGATCAAGGGATGTCTGATGCTCAAATACAGAATTTGATAGCTTTCCATTGATAATACGATCCTGTCTTTCGATTTGAATATCCATGAGGTCCATGTTGTCAGCAGCATCTTCGAGCTGTTTTGTCAAGGATTCCACAGTTTCTTTTCTTGCTTTTAATTCTCTGACAATTTGCCAAAGTTGTCCTTGAACTGTGCATTCCTTGCCTATGATGAACTTTTTGATCTGAAAATAACTGTGTCTGTCCGGGAGTTCAGATCGTTCTAAGATTTCATCTGTTTTCGTAATAAGTTCTCTGGACATCAATTTCTCCTTGTGATATTCTTGCTTTTTCTATTAGAGTAAAAAATGGAGCAGAATTATGGGTAAGTTAGATGAAGCAACAGCGTATTTGAGTGGTCCAATGGAGTTTGTGGCTGACCATGGCGTTGCTTGGAGAAGAAAATTCATCAAGCTTTCAAATGCGGCTGGATTGAACATCCACTACATTGATCCCACTAATAAACCGGGTGGGCTTGAAATGCAAATTGGGGAAGACAAAGAAACACAAGTGAGGCTACAAAACGAAGGCCGCTTCGAAAAGCTCAGGTCTTATGTCGGGGATTATAGACGCTATGACCTTCGTTTCGTAGACCTCTCAGACTTCCTTGTTGCAGTCGTCGATCCATCTGTCCCCCAATGGGGAACTGCCAACGAGGTTTATGTTGCAGAAATGCAGCACAAACCCCGCTTCTGCATAATCGAAGGAGGAATGCATAAACTCCCTCGATGGCTATTCGATGTCTTTTCTGATGAAGAAATCTTCGAATCAGTCGAAGATGTAATCTCTCACCTTGTTAAATTAGATTCGGGCGAGATAGATCTTGACAAACGTTGGGTGTTGGTAAGGAAGTACATTCGCCTACAGCAGGAGAATTACAAGACTTCTTGACAACAATTTCAAGTGAACTCCAATCAATGTCTGCTCTTTCTTCATTTGTCAATTCACTCCAATGAGGAATTTTAGTAAGGGGACATATAATCTGTCCCCAAACCTCAAACATTCCATTCGATTCACGCAATTCAAGCTTTTCAAACTTTCGAGGCTTAGGAGTCCAAGTTACTGGACTCTGGTAATTCACATCTTTCTTTTTCTTAGGATAAAGAGTCTCTTTGTCCTCTTTTGATTCTGGGTACAAATTAAAATCAAAGTTAAAGTTGTAGTTGAGTATTTCCCCAGTCTCTGTTTTTTCAGACACACGTTCATCAATTTTTTTGATAGCCATTTGAAATTCTGGGGATTCTATGAACTCTCGTTCTTCTTTTGTTCGCTCGCAATGACTTTTGTCGCTTTTCATAATTTCTTGCCTCTTATTTCTGATTTTGTCAATTAGGTCTGAGTCTCTTTTGTCAAATGATTTATCAAAATCTGCATAGCTTATTTTGATTTCAACTTTGGAAAACTTGTTTCCAGAGCTATCAAGTTTTCCAAAGTTAACTTCTTTTACACATGCCTCATTAAGAGTCCATCTTTCTATGAGATTGTGGCAACCATCATGTGAATTTAAAACTACACGGTTGATATCATAGAGCCTCTCAGGGAGGAGAATCTCATTTAATTTTGTGCATTCTAAATTAAAATAAGTGACAGTAAGTTCCTTATCTAAAAGATTTGGTCTATTGCTTAATTGCACAAAAGCTTTGGAGCAAACACGGTTACCTTCTTGATCAAACGCTTCGAATATCCATTGAAAACTGTTTACAAATTTAATTTTATAGTTTTCAATTTTCCATATTCCCGTAATGGGTTTTTTGTTCATTAATTCTCCTTGTGATTAGAATCCATAAACCTTCCACGGAATGTTTTCAGGCTCTGGTTTTTGAAATATATGATGAGGGCTTTGATGTTCAGATTCGTCATAGGCCCAAGTGGCTTCGGTGATTATTGTGCCGGTGCTTGAGAGTGTATGTTGAAAAGATATAAGATTGGCTTCTCGATATGTATTACTTGCAGGTCCGACCTGAAGTATTATGTCAACTGGAGTTCTGTCATTTAAACATTGTTCTATGTCTTGCCGACCATGTTCACGACAGAATAAAATCTCTATTCTTAGAGAAATTGTTTCTCTTTGAACTCCATCTCCAAAATGAATGGGTGTCCGTTCAGAACGGGTGTGCCAATTTAACATTGGTATCCAATCGTAACCCGGTCTTTCTGGATTGATTAGTTTGAAATAATTCACTTAGCAAATTCTCATTCCAGCAATGGCTTTGAAGACAGCTCCTTGTTCTAATGCTTTACAACTCCATAGAAACTTAGAGACTTCAAATTCATTGTACTCAGAGCGTTTAATGCAGGGGAATTCCCCTACTGAATCAAAAAACTCTTTGTTCAATAATATACCATCACTGGAGCCTTCATCAAAGGTCGTTTTTCCATTGACAATAGGAAAAGCTATATCTTTTTCACTGTTGATGAAGGAAGGAAGTTTTCGGTGAATATTTGTTTTGACTCTGCTGCCAGCGAATACTATGAAGCCCCATTTGTGCTTCAGTTTCTTCATGCCAGCATTAATTAGTGAAGTGATTGTGTCCTGCCCTTTGTAAACAGGACATATTTCTTTCATTGGCTTAGTCTCTTTGGGAGACGTGTCCTTGGCTACGATACAGATCGTATCGTAATTTGCACAACAAAGTGTGTTTGTAGTAATCCTTAGCCCATCGAAATCTCTATCTGGGTTAAGAACTATAAATCCAATGTCTAAATCCATTGTTAAACTAAAGATGTATCGAAATCAATTCTAATGACATCATCTTCTGAAATTGCTGCCGACAATGCGAATGTCCCACTGGCGGGGGTCGGCGTGAATTTAAGTAAACTCCAAGGATCATCTACTAAAGGTCCGGGCACATAAATAGACACATCTGAAAATATCCTGATTCCATTTACATAAACACGAAGAGACCCGCTAACAAAAGCAGTGGATGTTGAATTTACCTTGTAGTTAATATAGTCAGGTTCAACCAAATCTGAATGAACTGGTTCGAGACCATAGTAATGTCGATGAGCGGCTGCTGTATCAAATCCTAAATTGAACTTAACGATATTAGGAGATTCAAGCTCAACATCTACTGAAGATGTTGATTGAAATACCACTTCGCCACTGGTAAGATTCACAGGATCGTCTTCGGTGTTGTCAATTTGAAGTGTGATATCACTAGCTTCATCAGCAATTAATGCTAATTTATCTGATTCAGCTTTGGTCATGCGAACATAATCGTCTGAATCAGTGTGTTGTTCAATGCTATGAGCGGCATCATCGATAGCGGTCGATTTCAAACTGCCATCAGCCGATATTGATTGGTTTAATCTATTTGCCACAGACCCCTGTGTGCCAATAGCATCTCTCATCTCTTCAATTACATCATCCAATGCTAAATTAATTAGCTCTTGACGTGTCATCAAAGCCTGTAATGGAATATTATCATATTCGTAATGATAGGGGTCATTAGGACCAAAAAGCGGTACGTCAATTAATTCTACACGTGGAATGATACACCTCCGGCCAATATTTTAATTACACGAAATTTAAGCGCCAGTTGAAGGTGAGCTGCATGTCTGCTGTTTTACTTAAATCCGGGAATGTTGTCATGCTGTACAAATCACCACTTGCCATTTTAAGTCCCATCTCGTTGATGGCAACTCCTACAAGTTCATCAAAGGCAACCACTGAAGTTAGAATAACCTGTTCTGGCACAGAACTATCTATGTTTGCCACCACAGGCTTTGAAAGTCTTGTAACGCCAAAAAGACCAGTTCGTCCCGCATCTACAAATTTTTTGACCCCACCTTGTGTACCACCATCACCAAATTCTATTCTGGTAATGTAGAAGTCAAATCCATCTCCAAGGTCATTGGCTAATGTTTTTGCTAAGGCTTGGCGACCCTTTCTTAATACGGTATTAGGGAAATCGATAAACTCAATTTCACCATTTTTGTGCTCAACAATGATTTCCACGTCACCTTTAGTTTCAATGCTTGTTTGTATCATAAATCGCCCTCTTCTGTTTCTCCATTGCTCCATTCAACTGAGTAGGAGATGTTTTCTTCTTGTGTAACATGTTCTAATACTTGGCTTCCACTCCCGCCAGACTGCAATATATTAATAGCTACAGTCCCAGCGGCAGAATCCAAAATTTGACGTTCAACAATGTCATGTCCATCTCTATCGATTTGATCGAATGCATCGAATTTGATTTCGTAAGAATTCTTTTCAAAATGAAGAACATCATATGTAACGGCTGTTCCACCATTATCTGTGGTTGTCCAATCTTGGTGTTGACCTTCCAGAATTACTTCATCTCCGCTGATGAAAGCAATCTTGTAATAATCATCATCAATCTTAAACAAGTAATTCTGATAAAAGTTACTGTCATCTGTGATCAAATCTTCATCAGAAGGAGCATTATTTCCATTCAAAATGCCTAAACCAGATTCATGATCTGCTGCTGTTGTAAGCGTCAAGCCTCGATATCCAAAATATCCAACTTTGTTTCTAACAAGTCTTTTCCTGATAGATATGTCTGCCCCTGCTGCATCCCCATCAGAATAGCCAATAATGTAAATATTATTGCCATCAAATTCCGAAATTTCATACTCTTCATCGTCGTATTCAATGTAATCGCCAATGTTAGCAACTTCAGCAATATCCAGCAAAAAAGCATCATTTAGGTTAATCAATGCACGATCTGTGACATCGAGTTCACCTGTTGTACTTGTTGCCACCGTTTCAGCATCATCATTTAAAAGCGTGTATGTAATTCCAGAAGCGTCACTTGATGGCAAAGTTCCATCATCTACTAAGAAAACTATGCCATTTGGGTCAATTGATTCGATGTCATAAGTTGATCCATAAGCAGGGATATTTACAGTCCAAGCAGATCCTGTATAATCAGGAGTGTTGTCAACATCCCAAATAGACTTGGCATTAAGGCCAGCAAAATCAACATTAGCATCTGTTAATTGAAACAGATTGCTTTGTGTGATTGTGGAGCTTGTGCTGGTGTATGTTACATTAGATAAATGAAATGTAAATTGCGATTGATTAATTGGTTCACTGATTGCTGAAATAATTCGTGCTGTGTTTTTATCAAACAAGTCAATTAAGTATGTTCCCGCATGAACATGTGGAGACAAAACTTCAAATATGTGATAGCTTGGTATTATTCCTAAATTATCAAAATTAACATCTGGAGCTACTACAGAAATATGTTGATTGTATCCTGTACCACTCAAGCCACTTAAAACAGTTGTTTGTTCTGCCAAATCATCTCTGGCAACTTTAAACGCATCTAAAAGCCCATCTGGGATCACTCTATGGAAGATTGGATTGAAGTTACCAGACAAAACTTTTTCTGTCATTGAAATCAAAACAAGAGTTTCTATTGTTTCTACAGGTGGTTGAATATATTCTGATACTTCTCCTGAGAAATTAATGGAATGAACAACGGAATGAAAAGGAGTGTATTCATCCAAAATCTCCTGCGTCTCTACCATTCGCTCATTTGATAACTCTTTGACAGAAACATCTACGGTAATTTTACTGCTGATGCAACTGCCACAAGGATCTCTGAATGATTTGTCGATGTAACACGGATCTGTAGAATCACGTGTAGATCCATTGTATTCTTCCATGTTGTAAATATTTTCACTGTATGGAAACTCGGTTCTAATTTGACCGAAAATCAATGGTTCTTGAAATGGATGTCTTACTGGTATGACGACATCGAACATTACATCATCTTCTTCAATCAATCTCACATTCCAGTTTTTTGGAGGATAGGTTTGGTCAGCTTCATCCCTTTGATCTGCAAGAGGCAGAGTCAAAATGTAATCTTCGATATTTTGCTCAAGACTACTTGGGACTTCTTTGTATTTGTACCTTACTCTAACAATGTCCCCTACAGCAAGGGCCACAGGGTTTGCTGAAAGGTCTTCTCCGATCCAAGTCATAAACCAAGTACAATCATCTTCTGAAAAAGACACGTAGTCTTTTGAAAATTCAACATACTCATCTGTTCCATCATACCGTACATAAAGAGAAAAGTTCTCTTCATCAATTGGAGTGATTACATCTTTTTCTAATTCAAAGACAACGCTATCAGTAACCTCAAATGATTCTTCCCAAGTATACTGAGAAACTACCTGCCAGTATTGAGTCAGCTTATCCAGTGTCATGCCTGCTTGAGAGAAAGCTTCACGCAATCCAGTGATTGTGCCTTTTCTTTTAAAGACAGGGACAGCACGTTTAATTTGCCTTCTCCACAAAGTGGAATCTGTTGATTTCAATTTAAGTGCAAACAGGTTTGACAGATATACAAGCAAAGATTGATGCAGTACATTTGCATCGTACAAATCGATGATTTGATTTGCCAAATCTTCTATAAGCGTAAATCCTTCTGCGACAGAAGCATTGAATTTCTCAAGTGTATCCGGGGTCAAATCTCCATCGCAGAGAATTTGCTTGTACATTTCAGGAAGATATCGTTCCAGCAAAGTTGTATATTTATCATCCACTGTCTGGTGTTTAGGTAAAGTTGATACTGATTTAGGATCAGTCCCAACGCTGAAAGAAATGTGGGATGATAATGTTCCGCCAGCGATATTTGGCGTCCATGTCCAGCAAAGAAAATAATCACCTTCTTTTGCATCTCCATCAGGCGTCCAATCATAATTGAAAACACCCGTCATTTCATTGCCATCTTCATCCTCTGCTTTTGAAATTAAGGCATTTTCTGTATCAGTCGAAAGCCATGCAGGGAAAAGCTCAGTACCAATTACCTTCTGAGGGTATCTATCTTTGAAATAGAACGTATTTGTCTTTTTAGATGATTCCAGTTGTTCTCTTAATCTGGTGGCATTAAGGATGTTCTCATCAGTGGGACTTTGACAAACTAAAGCATCTGCTGCAATGCTGGAAGCCAATAATTCATCATCATAAGTTGTTTTATCGTAACTTCCATAATTAAGCTTCTGATAATCTCTTTCAACGAAGTAGATTACCAAGCTGTCAACTTTGTATGGATCGGCAACAAAACAACCGCTTGCATTCGGTGTTTCAATTTCAAATCGAATAGTGTCCGTAATTTTCGGACTTTCATTTATTGTTTTTAATGCCATTATTCAAA